GCCTTCGCGCATCAACTCACTATTTTGTCCGAATTTGCCATTTCAGAATGGTTCTTTATTTTATAGCGTTCTTTTAGCGCTAATTCAATGATATTCGCTTGAATTCCAGAGGCGGGAAATGCGAAAGACAAGGATAAAAGGCCGAGGCCGCGCGGAATCCAAGCGGGCAGAGGCTTTTAGGTCAACTGGCACGCGTGGCGGGCGTTCTAAATGGTCTCAGCAATTCATGAAGACCGATTACCAAAAGGACGATAAGCGCGATGGGCAGGAGAGCTGAGCCAATCGAGCGCATGGCGCAAAAGGCAAAAGGGGACGGCCGCACGCCTGGCGGCCGAGAACTGGTCAAAGCCAACCCCACATTGTCAGTACGGGAGATTCCAGCTCCGCCGGCCCCGCGCGGCCTCGGCACACGCGGTCGGCTCGAATGGCATAAGGTCTGGGAAGCGGGCTATTGGCTAAAGTCCGACCAGGATTACCACTGGACTGAAATGATATCGCGCGCATATGATGATATCGAGGAGTTCCGCAAGCGGGTTCAGGACGATGGCCTAGTTCAAGAGGGCAGCCTCGGGCAGCCCGTAGCCCACCCTTTGATTGCGGAAATCCGCAAGTGCGAAGCCACCATCCGCCAATGCCTTTCCGTGCTCGGATTCTCCCCAACCGACCGCGCGAAGCTCGGCATCACCGAGGCCAAGGCGCGCAAGGCCGTAGTAGACCTCAACGAATTGCTAGACAGGCAGGCCAAGCGCAATGAAAGCCCATCCGCACGTTAAGCACCCGCGCAAGTCGGCCGATGCCCCGACCACCATGCTCGAAAAGATCAACAATTGGGTCACCGAGCACCTGGCGCTAGCTCTCGGCTCGATGATCGGCATTTACCTCGCGTTCATCATCCCGTTGATGGCCCTCGGTATCCCGTTGCTATTCAAATTGTGCGTCCTGATCTTCTCTAGCTGGATTCAGTCATGGGGCTTGTTTTGCTTGCAGCGCTCGGCCAACCGCGCTGACGTACGGCGCGCGGCCAAGGAAGATGCCGACCATGAGGCTCTGACGCACATAGCAAACATCGTTGACCGCATAGAGGCGAAGGTTGATGGCACAAGGCAGCAATGAGCAAGTCTCCCTGAGAGAACACCTGGCAGCCCTACGGGCGGCAGACCAGACGTTGGCGGCCGAGCGTGACCAGCGTTACGCAGAGGTCAAGGCGGCCGAGGAAAAAGCGCTGAAAGTCAAGGAAACAGCCGACGAAAAGGCGTTGGCCTTGGCGTCCCAGATACAGACGTACAAAGACGAGAAGGCCAACGAGCTTAGGGAACAGATCAGCTCAGAACGTGGCAGGTACGCAACCCGCGAAGACCTGTCAGCCCTGAACAGAGAAATATCTGCCACCATCAAGCCCCTCGCCGAGTACATACAGTCAGACACCGGCAGGAACAGCGGCGTAACCTCCCAGATCGAGTCAGCCAACCGCGCAACCAACATGCGGATAGCGATCATGGGCGTAGCCGTGTCCTTGCTAGTAATTGTCGTCTACATCGTCGGCAACCTTTTGGCGGCCCACCCGTGACGCCGGCACATGACCAGTCAACGACTCACCGGTACGTAATTCACTATCCTGAGCACGCACCGCGTCAGGGCGACCCCCATTACAAGGACTTCCACTCTTACCGCAATCGCACGAAGGCAACGGCACAGTGCGCGATAGGTGCCCATCGCAGCGATTTCAGCGAATGCGGGGGAGAGCTTGAACTTCACCACGCGCACATAGAGTTCGCCTTGCAAAACGGGGTCAACCTCCAATGGCTTGAGGTTGACTACCCCGGAGTGTCCGACCCTGATGAGGTCGGGGCATGGGTTGAGTCGGCCGCAAACCTCCAATGGCTCTGCGAGGCCCACCACCGAGGGGCCGGCGGGGTTCACGTGGCAAGCGCCAGTGACTTCGAGGCCGAGCGGTACGTAAAGGGCCTTATCTCCAGAGCGGCCTAGGACTGCTCTAGGACTATCCTGATTCAAGGCTAGGGGATCACACCAACCTGCGCTGAAAACGTCTGTGCGTGGCTCCTAGGGCCGCGCAGAGGCATTTGAGGCGAATGCACATGGCGAGTCCGCCACTATGGATGACGCACGTAAGCCCCGAGGATGTTGCTCGGGGTGATGGCGACCTGATAGTTGAGTTCCAAGAGCGCTTTTGCAGGACGACAAAAGACGGCTACTACGGCAAGGCCGGCAGCCTCATACAGTTCAGGCCATGGCAGCGGGGCCTAGCCGGCGCCATCTACGCGCGTCGCCCTGGTGGCCGGCGCAGGCACCGTACGGCGCTGATCGGGCTGCCGAGGAAAAACGGCAAGTCCGCCATAGGCTCTGGCTTTGCCCTTCATGGCCTGCTCACTGGCGGCATGGGTGCCGAGGTCTACTCGCTTGCATGCGATAAAGACCAGGCACGGATTGTCTTTGGCGTCGCCAAGCGAATGGTTCAGATGGAACCGCAGCTCGATTTCGAGCAAGGCGGCCGAATCAAGTGCTACCAATCGGTGTTGGAAGACACCAAGACTGGCAGCATTTACAAGGCACTGAGTTCCGAGGCTTACACCAAGGAAGGCCTTAACCCCACACTCGCCATTTACGATGAGTTGCACGCGGCACCAGACGATGACCTTTACGACGTCATCAACGACGCGTTTGGCGCGCGTTTGGACCCCATGCTCATCGCCATCACAACCGCCGGCGTCAAGCTTGACATCACGGGCGGGGAATCGATTTGCTACCGACTTTACCAGTATGGCCAAAAGATCATCAACGGCGAAGTCAAAGATGATTCATTCTTCATGGCGTGGTGGGGTGCCCCCGACGATGCCGACGCCAGCGATCCCAAGGTTTGGCAGGCGTCCAACCCCGCCTACGGGGACTTGCTAGACCCTGAGGACTTCACGCGGCTCTACACCCAAGCCGCTAACAAGGGCAGCCTTCCCGATTTCAAGACTAAGAAACTGAACATGTTCGTCAGCGCCAAGCGCGCTTGGTTTCCCGATGGCGCTTGGCCCCTCTGCCGGCATGACTACCAGTTCATCGCCCCGCCCAAAGGCGTGGTGCTCGGCTTCGATGGCTCTCGCAACGGGGACTCGACCGCTCTCATAGCCGTAACCGTCGAGGCCTGCCCGAAGGTCAAGGTCTTGGGCATCTGGGAAAAGCCCCTCAACGATGAGGAAGCCGTCGGGTGGCGGGTACCCCGTGAGGAGGTCAAACAGGCCATTCGTGAGGCCTGCCGCACGTGGGACGTTCGCGAGGTGGCGGCCGACGAATACATATGGGTGAGCGAGCTAGAGGAATTGCTAGAAGAAGGCATCCCCGTGGTGTCGTTCCCGCAAACGATGACCCGTATGGGGCCTGCCACCCAAAGGCTTTACGAGCTAGTCGTAACGACCAAGAACATCTGGCAGGACGGCAACCCCGTGCTTACTCGGCACATCAGCAGCGCGCAACTACGCATTGACGCCCGAGGTCAGATGCTACAGAAGGACGCCAAGAATTCCGCGCGCAAGATTGACGCTGCCGTTGCCCTGGTGATGGCGGTAGACCGAGCCGCGTATTGGTTTGCCCAAGACGGCCCGGACACATTTATGGGCAAGCCCGTCAAGGATATCGGCTTCGTATGGTGATCATGAGATGCAACGCTTTAAGAACTCTGTTGGCGTGGTCGTGGCGTTTGCCGTCCGCTTGTGGGCATGGCTAGGCAACGCCACCAGGGCCACCACCCCGAGGCTCAGTGAGGCTGCCCGTAAGGTGCGGCTAGCTCGGCAAGTCCAACTCTACGGCATGGAGCTAGCCGGCGTGGTGCTGGTCACCTACGGCGTAGCCCAGTGGTGCGTACCTGCCGCTGTCATCCTTGGGGGGCTGGTCTTGGTGGCTGCCGTAGAGGTAAGGCCGCACGTCACCCACCCCATGCCCGACCTGCCAGTGCCCGAGGTGCTCCTACGCGGCCAGGCCGAGCAAGCCGCGCGCTTGCTCAACAGTGCCCGCTACGGGGTGGCCGAGGTAGACGCTGCCGCCTTCGAACGTCTCACCCGCGCGGACTGTGAACGCCTTATCACCGTGGCCAGATCGCTAGGTGAAAAGACATGACGTTCTTTCGTCCAGAACAGCGCGATTACTACGGCTCGCCAACCTACAACCCCTTTGATCGGCCGAGCGTTCCGCTGGCCTCGGTTGGTTTCGATTCCGTCTACGGGCTTTTGCAGCGCAGCAACAACTCATCGGGCGAGACGGTAACCCCTGACCGTGCGTTGGCTCTGCCCACGGTGTGGCGTTGCATCGGGCTGTTGGCAACGGTTATAGCCGGATGCCCTCTGATGGTCTACAACAAGAAGAAAGACCAGATCACGGTTCCGGCCCTAGACCCGACTAACCCCGGCACGACTTATACGCCGTATGAGTTGTGGGAGCTTGTGGTTGCCCACCTAGGCCTATGGGGCAATGCGTTCGTGCGGAAAGTGCGGAACAACGCTGACGCAATCATAGACCTACAGCCGATCTATCCGGGCATCGTCAAGGTGAGGCGCGGCAAGGTTGACGCTCTGCACCCCGACGGCAAGCGGTTCAAGGTTGAGCAGTGGGTTCAGGAAGATGACGGTACGGCCAGGTTCACGGGGATAAAGGAATATGGCCAGTGGGATATCATGCACATTGCCGGTCTCGGGTATGACGGGCTTGCAGGACTCTCGCCGCTCATGGTTGCCGCGCAAACCTACGGCACCGCGCTAGCGGCCGACAAGCTCGCTGCGAAGTTCTTTACCAACGGTACGCAGTTGAGCGGAGTCATCAACGTAAAGGCCCCCCTCGCTGACCAGACGCAAGCGGATGAAATCAAGCGCCGTTGGCAACAGGTCAACGCCGGCACGAGCCACGCTGGAATGGTTGCCGTGCTCGATGCCGAGACCACCTTCCAGCCTCTGACGATCCCTCCCGATAGTTTGCAGTTCCTCGAATCTCGCGAATGGGAAGCCGCAGAGCTAGCCCGAATGTACGGTATCCCGCCGCACCTTATTGGGGACGAGAGTAAGTCCACCTCATGGGGTACGGGCATTGAACAGCAAAACATTGGATTCGTTGCCTACACCGTTGCGGGATGGACTTCTCGAATTGAGCAGAGGGTTACCCGAGAGATAGTCAACACACGTGGCCAGACGGCCACGTATGACCTTACCGAACTCATGAAGGGTTCGACCTCGGAACGCTTCACCGCGTATGCCTTGGCCATTCAATGGGGTTGGCTGACGAGAAATGAAGCGCGTATCCGCGAGGATATGCAACCGCTTCCCGGCCTCGACAAGCCGCTTACTCCGCTGAACATGGCCCCGAATGATGTGACCAGCCTTGCCCCGCCAACGGCAGGCATGACCGTACCCCTTCCTCCCGGCTCGGGGCAGACACCACCACAGCCACCCAACGGGCAGGCCCCACAAAACAAGAAAAACGATGATTCGCAATGACGATGGAATATCGTTCATTCACGGCCGACGCGGTAGAGGCGACTGATGAAGGCCATGTCTTTGGTTTGGCGATTCCTTACAATCGCGTAACTACAATCGGGGATATGTCTCGTGGCGGGTTCCGTGAGCAGATAGCCCCCGGAAGCTGTAACAAGTCTCTGCGTGAGGCGGACATTGTTGCCCTGAACAATCACAATTCTTGGCAGCCCCTCGGCCGCACGTCAGCCGGCAACCTTACGCTGACCTCGACCACGCGCGGTATCGAGCCTGATCTAGTCCCTATTCCGACTAGCTATGGCACTGATCTTGTCTTGAACGTCAGGGCAGGCATCGTTAAAGGCTGGTCATTCGGCTTTGAGGTCACCAAGCAAGAATGGCAAGATGCCGATGGTGGCGCTGCCGACGAATATACAGGAACTGATCGCATTATCCGCGAGATGAAGCTGATCGAGGTCTCTCCCGTCACATTCCCGGCTTACGACATGACCAGCATAGGCACCCGATCAGACATTCTTGAAGCTCGGGAAGCCCTGTTCAATGGTGCCGCCACGCGCGGCGGCAATGCCCCTGGTGATGGCTCAAAGCCTTACGGCAACGTCACTTACGCAGATTCCGGCCTTCAATCAGATGGCAAAAAGCGGTATCCGCTCGACACCAAGGCACACGCTAAGGCCGCATGGGGCTTCATCAATCAGCCCGACAACGCCAAGGCCTACAACAGTGAGCAGTTGGCCACCATCAAGGACAAGATCAAGGCGGCACTCAAGAAATTCGGTGTCCAGGTCTCTGATCAGAATGAGGCCAAGCTCGCTGACGAGTGGCGCGCAAAGATCGAGGCCAGGAAAGTCGAAAAGCGAGCCAAGAGGCTAGCCAAGCGAGAGCGCAAGGAAACCCGCGCTGACGACTCTATCCAGTGCCCATCGTGCGGAATATCGTTTACGGTTGTCTGCCCTAAGGTCGGTGGCAATAACAACGCCCACCAAGTGGCCTTGCCGAAGGCAGGCGACCCCAACATTTTCGGGGCCAACCACGGCGTTGACGTGAAGAACGGCGTTGACGTGAACTCGGCCGACCCGAGCGGAGATACCCGCGCGGCGAAGGCCACCTACGGCGACCTTGAAACGTGCGGAGAGTGCGGCTCTACAGGGCAGTACGGAAAATACTGCTCTAGTTGCGGCAAGCCCATGACGACAGCGGCCCCGAGCGGCAAGTTCTGTACGGCATGCGGGGCCAAGCTGAGCGGCGACCGAGCCGCCCACGTTTGCGAATCTCGCAAGGATGACACGAGCGACCTGACCAGCGGCACCAAGAAGCGCATTCCGCAGATTGATGCACTGCTCAGTCAGGCATTGAAACTTATCGGTGGAGCCGACCCCAAGTCACTCCCTGATGATGTTAAGCAGGCAATAGCACTCATCGCGAGTGCCGCCACGCATGCTAGCCATCTGGTTAAGCATGAACAGTTGGACACCACCGACGCCGTTTCAGACAACGACGCTGGCAGGTCGGCCGAGCCGAAGCCGGATGAATCCACTTCGGAAAACATCCCAAACGACCAAGCACTTATTCTTGCGCGTCTACGCATGATAAGCCGCGATGTCGATATGGGTTTCTGACCATTTCGATTTCGTAAGAAGTAATCATGGATTACACGACTCAGATTCGTGAACTGCGTGAGAAGAAGGCCAAGATCTGGGATGGCTGCCGCGCCATCATGGAGAAGCTCGAAACAGGCGTTGAGCTGACCAGCGATGATCGCCAAGATTTCGACAAGCGCAACAAGAAAATTACTCAGATTGACGAAGACATTCGTCGCATCGAGCAATTCAAGACCCTCAGTGATGTTGCTGACGAGAGCCGCACTCAGATTGAGACCGGCACTCGGCCCGACGGAACGCCCAAGCCCACCGAGGAACGCCTCTATGAAACCGCGTTCCTCAAGTTCATGGCATCCAACTCCACCGACACCATGAACCCTGATGAGCGGAAGGCCTGGGGTATCTACTCTTCCCCGACTGTCATTCGCCACCCCCATGGCGCGAAGCAGTATGAGCAGGGCAAGGATACCCACGGGCGCGACGTCCGCACGGGTTACCCTCAATTCGCTACGCGTGATGTCAACTGGACCGAGCAGGAATACCGCGCGGCCCTTGACGTGAACGCGCTTAGCACGGGTGGCACCGAGCCGGGTATTGCTGGGGCTACCGGCTACACCGCTGGCTACATGATTCCAATGGGTCTTCAAAAGCCCCCTTTCACCGTAAGGTGAATTGATAACTTGCTGTATCGGTGAACCCCACCAATCAAACGGGGAATACCGAGGGAACCAATTAGCGAAAGCTATACGGACACCGTAACGACTACACGCAAGCAACCTATTAGCTAGAAGAGGCGCTATGCTAAAGATGGTACTAGATGAGGACGAGCTACAACGTCTATACATGGACGAATGCTGGCCCGTCATCCGTATTGCTGAGAAATTCCAATGCAGTACGGGTGTTATTTACAACCACCTAGACTCTCTTGGCATTACGCGCAAACCAGGCGAATTGAAGCATCAAACCGTGGCTCTGAGCCTTGGCGATGTTTACCACGAACGTAAGATAATCGAATGCATTGACAAGTCTACCAGTAAGTATCGCTATTGGTATCTTGTGCAATGCTTGCAATGTCAAGCTACACAAACGCTGCGTGCGGTGTGTATTCTAAAATATGGGTGTCCGTCATGCTCCCAAGAGCATCGAAATTTGGATTATCCAAACCCTCCGTATCGTTTTAGAAGTTTGCTTGATACAACGCGGTGTGGTTGGGTGCGATGCCCCGATCCCATGCTCGCTCCCGTCTTTGATAAAAATTCGGGAAGCGCTGGGCACGTGGACCACAACCGTCGTTGCCCCTTTGGGCATGATCCCAAGAAGGCATGCAAGCATTGCATCCGTTCTTATGTTCACCGCAATTGCAACTTGATTATCGTCAAATGGGATTGGGCACTAGACCAAAGTGAATTGGTCAGTTCAATTCCCGCCGATGTAGCCAAGTATCTTGCGCTCGGTTCTTCTGTTGAAGGTTGAAAATATAGTCTGGTCTGAATCGATGGCAAAGATTCAGAGGTGGGCAGAAATGACCTACCCCACTCTAGCGAGTGAGTAACAAATCGTTTTGGCACAACTTGCAAATTGCCCTGAAGGCATACGGGGGCATTTTGCCCTATATCCAGCTAATCCAGACTGACTCTGGTCAGCCCATGCCCTGGCCTACTGTTGACCCAACTCAGATCGTTGGTAGGTACATCACCGAAGCGCAGCAACTCGGCTTCGGTGGTGACTCTAACGGCACTGACTACCAGTTCGGTCAGGGCATGCTTAACGCCTGGACCATCGTTTCTGGCGTCATTCTCGCGTCGGTTCAGTTGATTAATGATTCGGCATTCGATCTTGACGGATTTGTCAATGATAGAATTGGCGAATCCATCGGCCGTAAGGTTGCGGCAGAGATCCACTCGGGCACAGGTTCTAGCGCTTTCCTCGGCATCGAGACGGCCCTTGTTGCGCGTGGTCACCAGTCAGCTCCTGCCCTCGGAGGGGTTTACCTCTCTGGCACGTCAGGCAACTGGGCGGCAACAGCAGGCGGCAAGGCGTTCACGATTCTTGGCGGCACTACGGCAACCACCAAGCTTGGTGCCGGCCTCATTGGATTTGACGACGTGCTTGGCATGATCGCCACCGTTGACCCTGCCTACAGGAACACCGGCCGCTGCATTTTCGTGGCGAATGACATCACCCTTGCAATGCTCCGTTCAATCACCGATGCATATGGGCACCCGTTGTGGTCTCCTGCCGTTGCGCCCGGTCAGCCCGACACTTTGTACGGGTATCCGGTTGTCGTTGACCAAAATACGTCTAACGTCTCCACCACGGCATCAACCGCCGGCGGACTGCTTTTCGGGGACTTCAAGACGGCCATGGTCGCACGCCAGGTTAACGGCGCTACCATGATGCGCCTTACCGAGCGTTATGCCGACTACTTGCAAATTGGCTACCTTGGTTATATCCGTATGGACGCAAGGTCTAACGACCTTCGCGCGGCGGCCTACTTCAGCAACAACGCCACCTGAGCGTTCGTCATGGCCACTGCAACGATAACCAATAGCGCGCAAGCCATCACGCTACCGCCAGGCACACCGGTCGCCTTTACCGGTGATGGCACGCATGCGGGAAACGTCACCATAGGGTTCACCAGCGGAGGCGCGGCCTCGGGCGTGGTGGTGGCAGCAATTCCGGCATCGAGCACCGCTGTTTTGTGGACGTGGCCCGGAATTTTCATTAACTACGGCATGCTGACGCTTTACCTTTATTTCTCGGTTGCATTTAACGTCACGCTGACCTATCCGAGTTAACCAAGAGCGTGGGAGCCGGGTACGCCTCACCCGGCTCTCACAACCACCTTTTGCGCTTTACTGAAAGAAAAACACCATGGCTCTACTTGCCGTTGCCGCGCCCACTACCGCTACATCGGGATTGGCCGGAATCAACTCAACCCTTGCCGGCTCCACCGCATTGACCGGGAATACCGGCCTAACTGTCCCGTGGAATGCCAACCTTGTTGTACTCGTTTGGTCGGGCGCCACTGCCGCCGGCGTTGTCAACCTCCTTAAGGCCGATGGAACCTCTGTGTTCGCCACGGTAACGCTGCTGACGCTCGGCCTTGCTGTCTTCGCGAACATCCCGTTTAACTGTCAGAACTCTAGCGGACTGATTCAGGTGAACGTGACCACGGTCACCACGGCGGCAGCCTCAGCGTATCTCGCGTTGAATGCTGTCAACGTCGGCCACAGTCCTATTGAAATGACTGCCACCGCAACCGACTACTGATCTGAGCCGAGGTCACGATGCCTGGTATCAATATTCCGACAGACGTTGTGACACTGCAAGACGTGAAAGCCCATCTCCGCATGTCCCAAACCGACACTACCGATGACATGGCATTGATGGGTTTTATTGCAGCGGTTGACGATGTTGTTGTCGCCGAGTGCGGCGAGGTAATTCCGGTTCACTATGACGAGTATTACGACGGTGGCGGATTTTGGGTTTACCTGCGCCATCGGCCCGTTTTGAGCGTCGAGGCCGTAGAGGAAGGGTGGGGCTGGTTCAATTACATGCTGGACTATCAGCCCGTTAACACCATCCCCGCAAGCTCTATGTATGCCTACAGCCTCGATTCCCCGACCATCGGGGGCATTACAAGGCGTTCCGCCGGCAACGTACAGATTCCGTTCGTGCCCGGAACGAAAAACATCCACGTGTGGTATACGGCAGGTCGGGCCACCGTGCCCCCATCAATCCGCCTTGGCGCACTGGAAATGATCGCCCATTGGTATCAGAACAGCCAATTGCGGTCTATGGCAGGCTCACAGCAGTACTCAAGCTATGACGCACTCAACGAGGATTGGACGCGCGCTACGGGCATCACCTCGATCAACTCGGGGCTGCCTTTCCGCGTGTTGGAACTCCTAAAGCGCCATCGGCGCATACCGATCATCGGGTGACCAGAGATGCCCTATGCGTTTGGCCACATCACCAGCATTCCCGACGCGATAGATCAACTGTTCACGATCTATCAGGCGGCGTACCCAACAGATGCCAACGGCGAGGCCGTCTATTTCTGGTTTGGGAAAGAGCTTGGCGCGTGGTCTGCACCGACCACGGTACAGGTTATCGGTGTCCACCCTGCCGACCAAGAGCCGGCAGCCCTCGGCCCCGACTACACGCGCGAGGAACTGTTTTCCATCGAGTGCAAGCTAACGGTATTCGGTGGCATGGCCCCGACGCTACAGAGCTTCCTGGCCAATAAGAACAGCTGTTGGGCAGCGTGGAAAGCCCTTGCAATTGCCGTGGCTAACAACCCGACGCTTAACGGGGTGGTGCGGTTCGCCGAGTTCGGCGAACTGGATTACATACCCGATGTGGACAACAAGGGCATGACCATGGGAACAATCACGTGGCTAGCCAAATGCTCCCAACGCGTCTATTCCCTTTCCTGACTTTCCTTCTAGGGACTTTTCACAATGGCAACACTCTCGCTCGCCGCGCCAGCGGCGGCAGTCTCCAATATTCCCGGTGCGTCTGGTCTCGCTATCACGTTGCTGCCGCTGACATACGCCGGCCAGACGCTGGCGAGCGTCACCCTTATTCAGTTCGCCAATACCGGCGGGGTGCTGTTGCATGTCGTGGTAGCCGGGGCTGATACCCCGGTATTCAACTTGCTCATTGAGTCCAACACCATCCTTGGCGTCTCTCTCACGGCAATGACAACCTTCCAGACATCCGCCATGGCCACCGGTAAGCAGTACCTATACGGGCCGTTTTCCCAGCGTATTTTCAACGACGCCAACGGCCTGGTCAACATTGCGGTGAGCGGCACTGTTTCCGCTAGTTCGTACGCGGGGCTTCTTACGCTGCCCGGTGCGGCAGCCTGATTTTTAAAACTAAGGAAGCTCAACAATGCCTTACCCATCTGTTGCTTCTGGTCTCGGTACCCAAGTTGTGGCAGGCGATGAAGGAGCATTTGGCGTAGCCGCCAACCTTACCGCTGGCCGTAGCTATGAGATTAAGTCAGAGACTCTAGCGCTTAAGAAAACCACCGTTCAAGGGCAGGGACTCGCGGCAGGTCGTGTCTATGACCGTTCCAAGCGGCGTGTTCTGACCAACTATGACATGGGCGGGGCCATCGTTATGGACTTGCCAACACGTCAGCTTGCCTTTTGGTTGAATTACATGATCGGCAGTTGGGGCCAGACCTTGGTTGCCCCGACTCAGATCGGCTCCACGGGCATTTACCAATCGATTCACCAGGGCCTAGGCGGATCGCAACTCGTGGGTGGCATGCTCGGGCACAGTTTCAGTGTGCAGAAGGGCTTGGCAGCGGCCGACAACGGCGCGGTTGAGCCGATCACCGAGGTTGGCTGCAAGCTCACCGATTGGGAAATCAAGTGCGCGGTAGGCCAGATTGCAGAGCTGTCGCTCACGATCGATGGCCGCAACGAGTTGGCAGGTCCCTTCCCCAACGGTGGCGTTGGTTCTAGCGGTGATCCGCTGAATGCCGCTACCCCGGCTCTGGCTAGCTTTGGCGTGCCCACCTCGGGACTCGGAGAAGGCCTTTTCCACTTTAGGGAAGCCACGATCTACACGGGCTTCACATACGTTTACGCCGCAAACCAGATCGCCCGATGCACCAACAGCACTTACGCTGCGGCGCAGATTCGCGACATAGACATAAAGCATGCCGTGAAGTTCGAGGCCAACCGTTACTTCCTCGGTTCCGCTGGATTCAAGGCCGAGCAAATCGAAAACGGCTTCCGAATGTTGACCGGGCAGTTCACGGCCGAATGGCAAAGCTCAATGGCTTGGTATAACGCCTTTGCTGGCGACGTGCCAACGAGCATGGAGCTTACGTTCGTCGGCCCCACGGTGGGCGCAAGCAACTATCTGCTTGATGTCATCATCCCGAACATCCGCCTTGACGGCGAATCGCCGAAGGCGGGCGGCCCTGCCGTGCTCACGCAAGCGGTTGGCTTTACCGGCCTCGATGACGAGACCACTTGCCCAATTCAGGTCATCTATCAGTCAGAGGACACCGCACGCTGAGGCGTCGGCAAACCTCAGCCCTTACGCGCCCGTACGGGGTACTGCCCACAGTGCCCCCTAGGGGCCTCTCTGCCCTGTCTAGGGGTGTTCCTCCGGTGAGTGTCACCCAGGTAACCAGTTCCCAGCTAGCCACGTACCGCGCGGCATCAACGCCGGCACTCAAGCGGGCGGTAGCCGCCCGACTAAGGGAAGCCGCTCAGATCCTGGCCGATGCCGCACGCGGCATCTCAGGCGGATTCTCTAAACGGATTCCCGCAAGCGTCAGGATCATGGGCGGTACCACCGAGGTCTTTATCGTGGCCGGCGGAGAGTCGGCCCCCAACGGTGCCCCGTTTGAAAACGGCTCTTGGCACCCCGTGTTTGCCAGCGGCGACCGTGGTAAATGGCATTGGGCCAAGCAACCACATAAGCCATTTCTTGAAGAAGCAATTGCCTCAGCCGGCGATGCAGCCGCTGAGGCCTTTAGCGCCATCATTGATGATTGGTGCAAGGAACTTGATTTGTAAGAGGCGTTGCAATGAACATTGACTTTGAAGGCCGCGAGTACACCTTGGACCTTGACGATATTACCGTGGCTCAAGCCAAGGTCATCAAGGTACACCGCCAACTGACCCTTAAGGGACTCTCCGAGGGGCTAAATGAGCTAGACCCTGACGCGTTGGTAGCCGTTTACTGGCTCATGCGGGTACAAAGCGGCGACACAGGGATTGACATCGATCGCATCGATTTCCCGGCCATCAAGTTTGCCGAGGCCGTGGCGAAAGCAGCCACCACCGAGCAAGAAGCAGAGACCCCAAAAGACTTAGCCGCCCGAATTACGACGTTCAGAGGTTGCTCGACTCCGACATAGCGGATGTAAGGCAGCGGTACCTTTTCCAGCTTGCGCATTTGTGCCATGTCGCCCCCTCTGATATTGACGGCCTACGCGTCTCTGATTTCTATCAGCTCATATTGGGAATAGACGCTTACATCAAGGAAGTAGAACGGGCCAACGATGCCAACTAAAACCGTGCGCATGGCCGTTCTCACGAGTGGTATTGACAGTGCTATTTCCGGGATGTCAAAGCTCGGCGCAAGCAAAGACAAGCTTACCGGTGATGCAGTCGTCAGGGTTAACCTCATCGGCGGAGACATCACCGAGGAAAAGCTCGCTGCACTCGAAGCGGAGATCAAGGCGATCACCGATAAGGGTGCAACCGTCCGGGTTAACATGTCGGGGACAACAGGGGATCTGACAAAAATTACCGCAGAGTCCGATGCCCTAGCGGCATCGGGCGCCAGGGTCAGCACCACCTTGGAGGATGAAGGCGCCAAGGCCGGCGGTTTTGGGTCAAAGCTCAACGGGTTGCTGTTGCCGGCGCTAGTTGGCATCGGCGCTGTACTGGGCATCGGCATTTATAAAGCCTCCGGGTTCAATGCGGCTATGGAGCGCATCCATACACAGGCTGGCCTGACACAGGCTCAGCTGAACACGATGACCCCCCAGATTCTCGCGCTAGCCGGGCAAATCGGAGAAAATCCGGATTCACTGGCCGAGGCTTTCTACCACGTCGCCAGCAGCATGGCCTCAATTGGCGGCACTGGGCCTCAGATGCTTCTCGCCGTGAAGATTGCGGCCGAGGGTGCTAGGGTCGGTGGCGCAAATCTCGTTGATGTTACGAATGCCCTTGGCGCTGCCATCGCGAGTGGTATTCCGGGCGTGCAGAATTATCAGTCCGCAATGGGCGCGCTTAACGCGACCGTGGGCGCCGGCGATATGACGATGCAGGATCTTTCCGATGCTTTGGGCACTGGATTCCTGAGCAACGTTAAAATATATGGATCAACGCTAAACGACGTAGGCGCCATTCTCGCTACCTTTGGCGACAACAATATCAGGGGTGCCATGGCGGGCACCCAGCTACGGGTATCGGTCCAATCCATAGCCGTTCAGGCTAAGACGGCTGGACCGGCTCTGAAAGAACTCGGGCTATCGATTGGCGAGCTGGGAAAATACCAGAGCCTACACGGCACAGTTGCGACGATAAACCTTCTCGTCCAGCGGATGAAGGCAGCGGGGATTACCTCGACTGAAACAGGGGCAATCGTCACCGAGCTTTTTGGGAAAAAGGCTGGTGCTGGGATTGCCGTACTTATTGACCAAGTTGCCCGACTGGATTCCAAGCAAAAGGTTCTGACCGACGGCGCGAAGAGCTTCGGAGCAGCTTGGGACGCGACAAACAAGACATCGGCACAGCAGTTCGCCGACCTCAAGGCCGGCGCTGACGCACTGGTCATAAGCCTCGGGATAAAACTTCTCCCGGCCGCCCTGGCCGTCATGAAGGGCCTCAATTCCTTTATGCAGGTACTCCAGAGGAACGCCGCTGTTGCGGGAATTCTCGGAGGCATTATCGGGACGGTCCTCGCGGGCTTTGCGCTGAAGAAGCTGGAAGATGGCGTCAAAGGCGCGGCCGAGGGTTTCGAGGTGTTGTGGAAGTCTGGCAAGAAAGTTGTCGTCTTTGCAACCGAGATGGTTAGCAAGTTCCTCGCGCTGTTTGCTGCCCAAGAGGTCGAGACGGTAGCGACCGAGGAAGCGACAGTAGCCCAAGAAGGGCTAAACCTCGCATTCCTCGCCAACCCAATAGGGCTTATAATAATCGGAATCGTTGCCCTCGTGGCTGGTTTCGTAATGCTTTGGGAGCACAGTGCCGCATTTCGCGACTTCTGGATAGCCGTATGGCACGACATCTTGGTTGCCGTTGACTTTGCTTTTAACTGGGTAAAGCACAACTGGCCACTCTTGATAGGCATCCTTACCGGGCCGATTGGCATTGCTGTCGCACTCATCGTCACCCACTGGCAGCAAGTGACGAGGCTTTTCGCCGACTTCGCCGGCCCCGTAATTCAGGAATTCGACAAGGTCAAGAACTATATTGCCACCACCTTCAGCCGCGTGTGGGATGACCTAGCAGGCCCGGCCATCCGTGAATTCGACAAGATCAAGACCTTTGTCTCAAGTAGCTTCGACTCGTGGTGGAAAACAAACGGCGACACCATTAAGCAGATCTGGCATGATCTGTGGGCAGGAATGACCGCCGTGCTCCACTCCACTTGGGACGTGGTCGTGAACGTGGCAAAGGCCGGCTGGGACATCCTGCGAACTGCGTTCCACGTGGGCAGCGCCATTGTTCAGGACGAATGGCGTATTCTGTGGGCCGGAATATCCGCTGTGTTCCATGCTGTCTGGGACGTGGTAGCCGCCCTGGTGAAATTCGATTGGGAAGTCCTCAAGGTTGCATTCAGCGTCGGCAGCACGGTGGTACTGGGGACCTGGCGCGTATTGTGGCTCGTGGCCACCACCCTTTTCCGCGCTGCCTGGGATGTCATCACAGCGTCGGCGCGCGTCGGGTGGGCAATCCTCACGGCGATATTCCAAGTCGCGGGCGACGTGCTAGTCGGTGTTTGGAAGATTGGATGGGCGATCGTAGTTGATGCCCTGAAAGTCACCTGGGCCGCCGTAAAGCTCATCCTGAAAGTAGGGTGGGATGTACTAGTCGGGATATTCACCGTTGGCATAGACTTGGTTACCGGAAAATGGGGCCGAGCGTGGGCCGAGGTTAAGCTAGTCGCGTCTCAGGTCTGGAATGCGATCAAGGCATTCTTCACAACCTGGTGGAGCGCGCTAACCGGCGTGTTCAATACATCCCTCGCTGTGGTTGAGGGGGTGCTCAAAAACGCATGGAACTCCGTCTACGCTGCGGTAAAAAGCTCGTGGAATACCATCGTCGGATTTTTCAAGGGCATTGGCGGCCTGATCACGGGAGCGATAGGGGATCTTAGCAGGCTGCTTTACAACATCGGAGCGTCAATCATAAACGGCCTCTGGAATGGCCTGAAGGCCATGTGGAACAGCGGCCCTGCGTCTTGGCTGAAGTCATTGGGAGGGATTATCAGTTCCCTCAAGGGGCCGCTTGACCACGATGCACAATTGCTTGTGCCGCATGGTGTAGCCATCATGTCTGGATTCCTCCAAGGACTAACAACCGGCTGGAAACCCGGTAAGGGCTTCTTGTCGGCCATTGGTGCCAGCATTCCGGGGCTTCTGACTTCCGCTGGGGCCGCCATAGGGGCCAAGGTCCAGAACGCGGTTTCAGCAGTAAGCGGCGGGAACGCCGCCCAAGCTGTGCCTGATTCAGGTTCCGTTATCGTTAATGTCTATGCCCACCCGTCCAACAGCCCAGATGAAGTCGCGCGTGAGGTTTGGCAGCAACTTAGGGTCCTTAAGAAGCACATGGGAAATAAACCACTAGGGCTATCATGACGTACACCGTTCCCCCATCCGTCCTACCGGGCAACATCCTGACTCTCGCCGATTCCGACTTCGAAACGACGGGGTTCACGTGGGCGGCCGACACCAATGCGAACGCGCCCATCAGGACGAACGGGGGAGGCGGGTTCGTCGCCTCGGCCGCCCTGAGCGGTTCTTACGCCTTGATGTGGCAGGCGACTGCAATTGGCGACTCCATCATCTCAACCGGGTTCTACCCTTGCTCCCCTAGCAAGGGGTACGACGTGTCAGGCGGGGTTCTGACCATCACCGCTGGCCACAACGCATTCATTGGCGTGCGCTGGTATGACTCGGGCCACACCCACATATCAGACTCGTGGGGCAAGGTCAATGCGACCGTTGCCAACGTGTGGCAATCCCAGGTGGCGGCAGTTACCTCGCCTGCCAACGCTGCCTACATGAAGGTTGCCGTATGGGTCGCAACCACCGTGCTCGCAAACGAGTACTTCGCGATTGACCTCGAATTTGCGGCCCAAGTGCCCGCGCAAGTGCTGATTGACTGGATTAACCCCGCGTTCTCAGCCCAGTCCATAGCGGGCAGCGACTTCCTCGACATGACGCCATGGGTTCGCTACAGCGACAACATCAGCGTTGGCCGAGGCCGACAAAATGGCATATCGGAAATCTCGGCAGGGCAAGCGCAATTTTATGTGCAGAACGATACGGGGTGGTTTACCCCTGGAAACACTGGTTCCCCGATCGTCACCTATGGTGGTACTCCCGGCCTTGGTGCCAGGTGCCAAATCAACGTCCCAGACCAAAACGGCGTCTGGCACACGCGCTTTGATGGCCCTGTAGCGGAGATAGATTATGCCATCTCTCCGACGGCAGGCACCGAGGATGTAGCGTCAATCACATGCGCTGACGTGCTTGCGTCCCTCAGCCGACAACAGAATCTACAGTGTTGGACCAAGCAAGCCGTCTTGAACTCAAGCCCATGGCTGCATTGGGCACTAGATGACCCCAACAACGCGGGAAGCTTGGGGAATGCGGCCGAGACCAGCGGCAACAACGGGCCGGTCTTGCATGCCATACCCTCTACCACCTCGGCCAGTGCCTCGATCGCATGGCGCAACTCTAACGGTGGCGTTGAGACCCTGGCCGACGCGTCAAGCCCTGGCAGGGCTGACGAGTCGGAATTCTGGGGTCCCGGTAACGTGGTCAGCACGGGGGTTAACGCACTAGACCCTGTCATGGTCGGGCCGTACTCCACCCCGCTGGCCAGCGCGTACTTTACTCCTGTCATCACCACGGGCAGTTTTCAGGATACCTTTGTCGGCAGCCTTGGCTACACGCTCACGGGTTCGCTGACCGCGCAAACGGGCTTCATCGCCCCTACGTCAGTCGGGGCCAACTACGCGATTGAATTCTGGTTTAGCGTAGATCCCAACATCTGGCCGCTCAGCAACAGCAACACGGGGCCATTCGTGGCGATAGGCCTCGGCAGCACCCGAACGAACGCCAACATCTTTGCCGGCCTCTGCCCGATAGGCGGTTTCACCACCGTATTCAGCGCCGGCATCATGACGCAACCCGGAGGGTTCTCTAACGTCAATTGGGGCGCCTCGGGCAGCGGACTCCCGACGGGAGTACACATCGTCAGCACCGGGCTGGTGAACGGCGAAACGAAACCCCTGGTTCATCACTGCGTGTTGAGCATCACGGGAGGCACGCCGGCTACTCCGGGCACCGTTGACCTCACCCTAGACAACACCGATTACGGGACGTTCACCCTCACCCCCAACGGCCAGGTGTTTGACACCATCACCGTTGGCGGGGCATACGGCGGTTGCGGTTGCTGGTATGGGAACATCTCTCTTGTCAGCGTCTACCAACGCCTGTTGACCAAGGCCGAGATACAGCAGCATTTTCAGCTAGGCCAGTATGGCATGTGGGAGCAAACCACAGACAACTGTGTTGCGGCCCTCGGGCAGTATGCGGGAATCCCGTCATTTTGGAATGGCCTGGTGGGGCAAAGCGCTGGTCTCTCCCTGGCTGATTATTTTGACATCTCAGGCTCAAACGCGCTTAGCGCCATGCAAGTCTATGAGCAGGCGGAGCAAGGGCTTCTGTTCGTGCCGGCTAACGGCACGCTGCAATTCTCGACGCGTGACTGGCGCATGGGCTACCGCAGCCCAGACGTTAACCTGCCGCCCGACACCTACACGTCTGATCTCCACTACCAGCTCATAGACACGTACCTTGTAAACCAAGCCGCTGTCAGCACCCAAACGTACCAAAAGGGCGTCGCGTGGTCCAACGTAGCGAGCAACAGCCAATACGGGACCTACGCTAACGGTACGGTCGGGAGTCCGACCTCGTTGCCCCTGATCACGTGGAACCGCGCATTCAGCAACCTAGGGTTGCCTGCCTATAACTACTGGCCCGACCCTTGCCTCAATGACAACGTGGCATGGCAGGTAAACACGAGGTCGGCTCAGCGGCTCATCATGGGTTCGCTCACGGTTGACCTTCTGACGCTGGATTCTCTGTCGGGCCTCACCGTTAGCCAGCTCTACGCGATTGACATCAACAACATGGTGTCGCTGTTGTCCTATGACGCCATGGTGTTGTCTTACAGCCCCGTGAGCTACTACGCGCTTGATGATGGCGTCGGGGCCGACCTGGCGGGCAACGGCGGAACCCTCACCCCGAGCATAGGCGGGTTGGTCGCCTACGGCGCAAGCCCACCGCCCGTGGTGACATCCCCTTCGTGTGCGTACCTCAGCAACGTTGGCGGGGTCCTGACATCAACCTATGCCCCGTCGGGCGGTGGCAACTGGTCTGCCGAATGCTGGGTCAACCTCAATGGCGTCAGCCTGTCAGGCACTGTTTTCCTGTATTCCAGCGCCAACACCTCGGGTGGCGACAACGCTGGCTTCGCTCTGTACCTCTCGACCAACGCACCACGCGCGGCATTCGGCAACGGCACGACCTTCGCCACTTGCTCGGCCTCGGTCCTGCCGCTGACAGGCTGGCACCACTTGGCGGCAACGTGGAATGGCACCACCATCACGCTTTACGTTGATGGCCAGTTCGCTAGCAACGCATCGCTGAGCGGCACCCTTGCGGCGGCAGTAGGCAAGACTGTCACGATCGGTGGGCTGCCCGGAGGCAGCGGTGATTTCTTTACAGGCCTCATCGGCCAATGCGCGCTAACCCCCGTGGCCTTTACGGCTGCTCAGGTATTCGCCCGGTATGGCGCGGCTCAGAATGGCCAGCCGGCTGGGTTCGCGAACTTGCTCGGGGCCAATGAACTGTTCATCGAAGGGGTTACCGAGGTCATCGGGCTACAGACCCACACCCTACAGTTCTACACATCGCCGGTGTCAACCCAGCGAGCTTGGATACCCGGAGATCCTGTCTACGGCAGGCTTGGGGTAACATCCCGAATCGGGATATCACAGCCCGACCTTTCAACCCCGCAAGCCATCGGCAAGGATGTCAGCCACGACGCTGGCTCACCCTACTGGCCACCCCAGTTCGTCACCAAGCCGACGGGAATCTACAGGCTCGGCACGCTGGCACCCTCGGGCACTAGCGCGACGATCGCCATCAACAGCGGCACCATGCGCAGCTACCAGGGCGATGCGCTGCTAGTCCAGATCATGTGTCCTGCCGCCTCAACGATCACCGTAGGGCCAGACACCGAGGGGAACACATACACCCTGGCATCCTCGGTGACCCTGCCGAGCGGCTATGTGCAATACGTGTTCGTGGCGACGAATTGCGCGCCAATGAACGCAGCCGACACGGTGCCTGTCACGATGTCCGTAAGTCAGCAGTACACCATGAGCCTGATCGGCATACAGAACGTGTCAGCTCTCGATCAGGTGACCACGGCATCGGGCACGAGCGCTACGGCCTCGGTCACCTCGGGCACCATGGCGGTACCGTATGAACTTGAGGTCACCCTAGCCGCTAACGCGGGTGGGCTTGATGTTGGCGTTCCGGGCGGCTGGACACTCGGGGCCGATTTCAACCCCAGCTCTGTGTATGAGTCCGTGCTTTGGAAACAAGGCTCGACAGCGGCAACAGACGCCTTCTCGGGCGGCTATACCGGCAGCGTGGCATGGGGTGCGATCATGCTCACATTCCGCGTGCGCCCGAACTCCCTGAACAACCCGAGCGGCAACAGCCGCTCGTTTATAGGGAGCCTCGAAATACGCGGGTTGCACGACACCTTGGCCACGGCCTTGCATCCACCGCTGGCGGTAGCCGGCTTGTATAACCACATCCAAACGATTCCAACGGGCAACAACGTAAATCCCGTGGTCGTGTGGGACACCATATACACCGATTCAGCCGCTGGATTCGCTGCCGTGCCGGCGTACCCGAATTGGTATACGTGCATGGTTCCGGGCTATTACGAGATCATGGGAAGCATTCCGTACCTTAACGTGTCGTCAGGCGACGTTGGCACGCGCACGGGGTATATCGCAGTGGCACAGCAAGCGGCGCAAGCCGTTGCGGCAGGCACAGCCAACCCAACCACCGTCAACTCTTATGTCTGCCCCGTGGGTGAGCAGCACTCTACGCAGAACTGGAACATACCTACGGCGGTTTGCCCGTCAACGCAGGTGTACCTCGGGCTGGGCGACATGGTAGCCCTATGCACCACCTCTAGCGAAGGCGGCAACGACACAATAGAGAACCTTACTGGCGCTCCCCAGATGTCCCTTCGGTGGTGCGGGTACGGCACGCTCAATGACCAGGTGATGATCAATTCTAGCCTCGGTGGGGGCGGTTCGGTCACCCAACTGCCGGCGAGCGGCCCCGCTGCCACAAGCTCGGGGGCAAGCGCGAAGCGGCACTACGCCACATCGTGGACGGCTAACGCCACCTATTCCTATTACGGCACGTGGTCTAGTTGGACGCCTCAATTGCGGGCGACCAACTCTGACGTTGAGCAAGGGCTGGCGCCGGTCGGGATTATCGGCCAGCCGAACACAACGGGCTGCCAATTCGGGTTCGTCGTTTTCCCTTATGCCGCGATGCGCACGGCGCTAACCGGCGCGACCATCACGTCAGTCAGCTTGCAATGCACCAACATCCTGACGTACTACACGTCGGGGACGCTGATCCTCGGGTGGTCTACCCGCACGTCGTGGGGCAGCTCGCTAACACCCTCTTCCGCGACGGATCACATCAACAGCCAGCAAGTAGGCTTCTCGCTCGGCCAGGCAAAGAGCGTCGGGCTGCTCTCTTGGGCTAACGCGTTCGCGACCACGGCCACGTCACTGTTCATCGGGGACAACACCTCGGGCGGTTTCCAGTACCTCACCGATTGGGGTGCCCCTGCCACTTGGACACTGACCATTTCTTACACGAAGTGAACAGCAAATGTCAATGACTATCCCCGTGCTGACCCCCATGTCGGCTGGGAGCGTAGCGCAGCTGTCGGACATGCAAGCGCTCACAAGCGCTTGCACGTTCCTGATGGGCAAGCCGATGGCGAGGATTCACTGTGTAGCCACGGGGCAAAGCCTGCCGTCGGGCCTCAACACAGCGCTTACTTTCGACACAGTAGATTTTGACCCTGATGGCATGTGGTCTGTCTCCCATAACGCCCAGCTGACGATACAGACCCCCGGTTTCTATAAGGTTCGGTATGGCGTAAGCCAGAACGGCGTTTCGGGAGCATCGGCCGTGTTCGTTGTGACAGGGGCTAACAACCCCGCCGGTTCAGGCGTGACCGCCTTTTGGTGCGAGGGTTTTTGCTACGGCGGGGCACCCGTCGGGATTAGCCCCGGCGCCTCGGGCATCATCGGGCAGTACCTCTACCCCGCCGACTTCGTGACGATTACCTTTGCGGGTAACGCCACCTCGACCACGATCGCCCCTGGTGCCTTCTTGACTCTCGAATGGGTCAGCACCTGAAATGCTCATTCCGACAGTCCCGGCCTTTGTGGCCGGGGACATAAGCATTACAAAGCTACAGCAACTATCTCAATGCGTGTCATTCCTGACAGTCGCATCGAGCTTCCCGGTTTGGCACGTCTACCGGGCCTCGGGAACCCAATCCGTTCCGGCCACAACGTGGACATCGATCTCATTCCCGGCTACCGCGATAGACAGCGACGGGATGTCCTCGGGCAGCAGCGCCATCACGGTGCGCACGCAGGGCTACTACGCCATGGAGGCATGCGTTCCCGTCAAGACGCAAGCGGCAGCCTTTAACATGCAAGTCGCCATCCTCTTTACGGCCGGACTTGCCAACCCGCATTACACATCGGGCACGACCAACCGCTTCGGGTACCGCTCCGGCCTCTCTTGGACGGCAATTAACTTTGATGAATCGGTGTGCGTTGACGATGTCTGCCCCGTGGTCTGCTATCCGGGCGACACGCTTGCAGTCCAGCTCTACGCAAGCGTTGCCGTCGTGACTGACGCCAACACGTGCTCTAGCGCCGTGCTCGGCCGTTTCGTAACCAACTTTACCGGGCGTTGGGTCCGGCAAGGATCATAGGAGTTTCTTTCGAAATGCTAAAAGGCATCGATTTCAGTTTTGGCTCTGGGGTCACCGTAGCCCAGATCAAGGCGGCAGGCTACCAATTCGTGTGCCGCTACCTGTCTGGTGGCAACTCCAAGGACATCTCGGCCGCTGAGCTAGCCAACTTCAAAGCCGGCGTCCTGCCCGTCGTATTCGTGTGGGAGACCACCGGAACCGACATGACCAGCACCGCCAACGGCGTTGCCGACGCCAGGGCGGCGCAGGCACAGCTCAATTCCCTGTCGATCGCCATCAAGGATACATCGCTGACGCGTGCCCCCGTGTACTTTGCCGCTGACGAGTCTCAAGAGCCGGCCATGCTGCCCTACATGGAAGGCGCCAACTCGGTGCTCGGCAAGGCTCGCACGGGCATCTATGGCGGGTACGGGACCGTGTCTCAGGCCTTCAACGCCGGCGTGGTCACCTACGGGTGGCAGACAACGGCATGGTCGGGTGGCTCCTGGGATAGCCGCGCGCTGCTCCGGCAGTTGGGTTCCGTTACCGTCGGCCCCGCTAGCTGCGATATAGATGAGGCCGCATTCTGGGCTGCCAGCAAGATTCTCGGCCTATCCGATGACTTCGGCCAGTGGCCTAGCCCGGTGCCGACTCCGCCCCCGGCCCCGCCGGCGGCGCCCACAAGCCTTAGCGCAACGCCTCACAAGGTCGTGAACGCGAATTGGGATGACATGCACGTGACCTCATACAACTTCCAGGTTGCGGATAGCAGCGGCAATCCGATCGCCTCGGGCAATGTCACCGTCCCGAGGGTCAACGGGGTTGTCCTTACTGGCGTAGGCCCGTGGGCAATGTCCGTTCAATCGGTCTCAACAACCGGCGCGGTAAGCGCTTGGGCAGTCGTTCCCCCGATCACCATATGAACGTCTCGTGGCCTCGACCACGAGCGAATTTGCAAGTCAATTGGAGTTAGAATGCTCGCTTTCCTTAAGCGCGTGTATGCATCCATCAAGGCCGCTCTCTTTGCCTATCCTGGCGGGATGGCTGCCGTCCTTGGGGTCGCCGTGGCCCTGGCCGCGCGGTTCGGGTTGCACCTGACCGTCAACGAACTGACCGCCGCGTACGCGGTTGCTGCCGCACTTATCGGCGCGTTCGTGCATGTTGCCCTCAAGGCCACCCTCAAGGCTCAGGCTAGGAAGTAAACCCTGATGGCGGAAATTCGTCGCATTCAAGAGATGCGCGTTCCCGGCAAGCGTCTTGGCCGTCACGTTGACCTCGATGCCCGCCGGCTCGCCCGCCCGTTCGCAGGGCCGCGCAAGGCTGTTGTCTCGGTCAACTGGAAGCGGAACACGCCAATCCTTGACCAGGGCGACGTAGGCAGTTGCACCGGCAACGCCATGACAGGGGCACTCGGCACGGACACGCTTTTTGAGTCCCTGCCGGCAAACCACCCCGCGCTAGATGAGGCCGAGGCTCTGCGCATTTACAGCGAAGCCGAGACCCACGACGGCGACGGACCTTACCCCCCGAATGACAACGGCTCTAGCGGAACGTCCGTCGCATGGGCTGCACAGCAAGACGGCCTTATTGCCGGATACAACCACTACACCGACCTTGACTCGACTCTTCAGGCATTGATGAGTGGCCCGGTCATCGTCGGCATGAATTGGTATTCTTCGTTTGACACACCCTCGGCCGACGGCACAGTTGCCATTGACAGCAATGCCTACATCCGTGGCGGCCATGAGGTGGTTGCCCGCATCGTTGACGTTGCAAGCCAAGTAATCGGATTCGACAACTCGTGGGGCACGTCCTACAGCGTTGGCGGATCGTTCAAGATGTCCTTTGCGACCCTCACACGCCTGCTGTCAGAGGATGGGGACGCCACACAGCCCCTGCCGCTCGCAGCTCCGCCGTCACCAGGTCCACAGCCAACTCCCACCCCGACGCCTACGCCTGCACCCAACCCCCCGATGCCCGGTTTCTGGGCCAGGGTCTGGGCGTGGATCGAGGCTCTGCTAGGACTGTAGCCCGTAAGGCTTCTGCAAGGCACCTAGAGACACAAAAAAGCCCCTCCGGGCATGACCACGCTTTGATTAGCTATGGCCACGCCTAGAGGGGCTTTTTGCGCTTCTACAGCAGCCTTGGGTTCTGAGGCCGCCAACCCGGCCTTGCGCGTAGCGTTTGGCCTGGCGGCGAATACGTGATGTCTGACGGCAACTGCATCTGTTTGCATGCGGTCTCGTGATTGGTGCCCCGGCACCAGTCACACACCAAGTCCTCTGCCGTCATCGCGCGGTGGCAAGGGTGCCCGAACTTGCACTGACAGCGGAACCGTTCGTCGCGCGTTAGCAACGCGTCTACGTTGATGCCGTCGGCCCTATCGAGCCTGTCCCGTTCATCGTGAGTTGTACAGCACATAAATCATCACCTCATGAGTTTTCACTTTCTTTCTTGGCGCGGACTCGCCGCGTGAGGGCGGCCAAAACGTGGCGCGGCACGTCGGGTGCGTTGGCAGGGGTGTACATCCTGATCTGGACGATTGGCGGGAAACCTTTGCGCGCTAGTTTTGGATGGCAATCGGCATGGCGGCCCGTCTTGTCTATGCCGAACTCTATTAGCAGGTTTTCCCAGAAAACCATTGCCAGAGCTATGGCACGCTCATCAGGGCCGACAAGTTCTTCGAGAACCGCATACGATGGCCTAGTGAATTTCCTACCGGGTTTCTTGTGCTGCATGTTTACCGACCTCCCTAACGTACGCGGGTCCGGCAGACGCGGGCACCACATCAAAGCCTCATCGTATAGCCCTCTGGTCACCTGGGACGGGTGGAGCAGCGCGTAGCCGTACGCCTCGGTCTTGACTTGCTCGGTAGCGGGATGGTCCCCTGGTACCACGATGCGCGTACCCGCCACGTAGACCTCCCAGTAATGCGCGATGTCTGTGAACACCGCTATGTAGATCGTCCGCGTAGTCCCGATCACAATCAGGAAGTAATCGGCATTCTCTTCCTTGATGTGAAAGGTCTCATAGCCCTCGCCCATTGCTTTGATTACTCCGTTCCGTCCGAGAGGTCAGGGTTGAAGGGGTTCACGTTCCAGCCCCATCCGTGCATCACCACAACCGCCATGCGGTAGCTCTCTACGCCACACCTGACGTTGCCTTTGTTGTCGGCAACGGTTGATGTTGCCGAGTCCCAATGCCCGATGGTGAACCCCGTCGTTTCATCACATATCCGCTGGTATCGAAGGTCACTCATCAGGCCACCCCCCTTCTCACTGCGTTTTCCACGCCCGGCCCTAGAATGCCCCTACGCGGCCCACAGAGACACGCTGAGACATGCAAGCCCCCTCCTTGGTACAACCACACCAAACGCGGTGTGCGTGCCTTAGAGGGGGCTTTTCGCGTGTTCTAGTAACGGGCATTTCCGGGGGGCCTCTTGATGTGCTGGCCTTGGTGGTCGCGCTTGTCTGCTGACGCTCGGGCCACGAACCACACCGTGAATCCTGAGACGGCTATCGCGAGGGTGCTGACGATGAGTGCCGCCGTAACCATGTGAAAGTCCAAGTATCCTGGTGCCATACTCCGAGTTTCATTTGCCTTGCTTCCCTCTTAGACGTAAAGCCAGTTGTCGTCTCGGTCTATCCGGCGCCTCTCATAGGTGTGTAGCGCTTGTATGGCGTCGTCTTCCTCTGCCGTGACGCGAATCGGGTTGCCACGCTCGTTGAGCACGTGGAAACGCTCGCCGCTCGGGTGCAGGATGAACCCCACGAGAGCCGGCCCGTGGGTGACCTCGACCACCAGCGCGTGCCTCATGCGGTGAGGCACGAAGACCATGTCGGGGAAAAACTCTATGGTGTCATCGTCGGCCATGACCCCATCGCCCCCGAAGGCGTAGGGTGCCCGTGCGGCTCATGTCGTGGTTGCGCGCGGCTTACGCGCCCGTTTGACGGGCGAGGCAGCCGGCTCCTCGGGGGCCGCTTGCCCGGCCGAGGCCTGCTCGGTGCTGGTGGTCGGGGTGGCCGGCCCTTGGAACACTGCCGCCGGCGCGTTGTCCGATGGCGATGCCCCGCGCTTGCCACGTGCCCTAGTGACCTTCGGTGCAGGAGCCTTGACGTCGTGCTGCTCGTTGCAACACACGCCATGCTCATCTTTTGGCGCCATCTCGGCGACGCCCCCGCAGCATCCGCACGCTTTGTCAGCCACCTCGGGGGCAGTGCCGTTGGACTCGGCCGAGGTGGTCGGGGCGGTGACCCCGTTCTCTACGACGGCCACCGACGGGAGCGGCATGCCATTCCCACGGTTTTCCCATATCGCGTGCAGCTCCTTAGGAATCCTGCCCTGGACCTTGATGGGGTAGCCGGCGGCCATCAGGTACGCCCGTTCCTCTTTGGTGTCCGGGCGCTTGCCCGCACCCCGCGTGATGGTCGCATTGCGCGTGCTCGGGAACCGCGAGGTGTTAGGAACCGCTCGTGCGTGGTTCCTGTAGCGCATGAGCACGCCCCGTAGGGCCTCGGTGTGCGGATCGTTCAGGTCGATTTCATAGGCATTGCCGTCAAGCCCGAACTTGGTGGTGGCGGTAGCCTCACTGCCATCGAGGTCATCGATGAGCAGCGTCTGAATCCTCTGGACCATTTGTTCTCCCTATTCCCTCTCGGTGGGCCTTATCGCGTTGTACGTTAGGCCGGATTGCCTTACGTGATTTGCTAGCCGCTGTGCTTGCGTCGGGGTGACGCCTAGGTGGGCCTCGACGTCGAGGCTGTTGCCACCGAGGGTGAGCAACTGTGCGGTAGCCCACCATCTTTCAGCTTGCGTCAGCGGCACCACCCGACTCCCCCTCACTGCAATCCCAACTGCAAGATCATCAATCACGTTGTCAGACGGCAAGCGTAGCCGGTCTTTTTGCCGACGGGGCTGTGCTTGACGGCGGTGCGTCGCATAGTCTGATGTGCAGTAGCCAGCACTGCGTGTAGGTCGGTTGCATCCGGCTTCTCTGCACATGGGATACTCACCACCTCTCGGTTCCCGCAGCTGGCGGGGTCAAGGGCCAGAACCTCTAAGGACGAAACGAACGTGCCACCAACCAAGAAGCCATGGCTGCCGGACGAGACGCTCAGAGGGTTCTACAACTTGGGTTGGAGAAATGCGGACATAGCTCACGCCAACGGGCAGGCAACCGGTTGGCAGCCACATCCGAGCATGGTCTCTCGCAAGTTCGCAGAGCTGGGCTTGCCACCACGGCGAGCGTCCCATCGGGACCTGATACGGCAGGAGATTCGCCCCGAGCATCGCCGTGACCCGATCTATCGCGGCCTTATGGCGATTGATAGCCAACGCAAGGGGCACCGGGTGGCCAGGGCCGAGCGTTCCCGCGCGGAGTGGTTGCGGGATATCCTCACTCACCGAGGCGTGCGGATGGTCACTGTCTACTTCCCTGACCTGGGTTGGTTCTTTGCCATCGCCAATAAGACTGACATCGATATCCACCGTAACCCGATCGAGGAACAAGCGCCGGCTCACGACTCGGCCCCCGTCTCGGGCTGTGAGTCCTCTGGCTGAGAGTCCTTTGGGGCCGCTTGCGGGTTGCGCTGCCCTAGTACCGAGTACCCTCGAACTCGCTCTAGTAGGGCTATGTCTGGCATGGCATGGGCCGCTATCAGGTGGTCTAGAAGCACGTTATAGCTTGCGCGCATGTTTCTTGAATCACGCCTCAGGGCGAGCACCCCGATGGCCGTCACCACCAGGCCAGCCACCACCAAGGCTAGCGCCACGTAGGCGGCGGCGTTGTAGTACGGAACCACTATCGTCACGGACACAGCCACACCTCCTAACCCTTTATCACTCTGGCTTCGATCTCTTATCACCTGGCCTGCACCCTCCCAACTCATAAACCCCTTTTAGTAGGAATTCCGGGGGATAGTTGCACCCTAGACCCACGCGAAGTCAGTTGTGAACCACCCACAAACCCCCGTTTTGCATCTTCACCAAATCTTAGCAAGCCTGAGGGTTTACTGAATGTCAAGATTCCTGATCGTCTGTCGGGCGCTTGCGAAGGCCCTCGCCTGTTTGGTAGCGTCTTGCCCGCAAGATAGGCAAGGAGAGACCCCCGTCGGCACCCAGGCCACGTTGCCGCTAAAGGTGAGTGGGCAGATCTGAGGCGATCTGTCGGCCGTGAGGGGGTCTCTCCGTTTGATGTGTGCTAGCCTGTGTCTCGGTCGCTGTGGGTATGGAAGCAAGCCTTTGGTTCCTCACCTGACCGAGGAAAAGGGGGGCGGTGGAAGGCCCCCTTATACAAGGGCTAAGTACCTCTCACAGCGGCTCGGGGTGGTCTCGTGTTACGGGCGCGGGGCCACCCCACACCCCGCCCCCCAAACAGGAGACTCAAGTGAATCCGATTTCCCCCGAGGTCGCCGTGTGGGCGGCCATGGGCGTGCTCGTGGCGGCAACAGACTTGATCATGGCGTGGCGTCGGCTCTCCGGTAGGCTAGGCGCAACCGTCCGGGCGGAGTACCGCGACGCCATGCACAGAATTGGCGGCGCGCGGGTGATGGTGACCCTCTCTGTGGTTATTAGCCTCCTGGTCTGGCCTCTAAGCATCGTGGTCTTCGCGCTCGCGTATCATCACGACTGGCGCACCTACCAAGCCGAGCTTCAGACTCGGGCCTTCGAGAAACCATAGGGATAGCTCTCTGCCCCGCCACGACTTTTTCACCGAGGCTCATCGCCCCACCCGCTTTCCCATAGGTCCGTTGTCCAGCGGAGTATGGGAAGCCGTAGCTCACGAGCGATCTTGACCCGATGCCCACCGTTGCCGAGCATGGGCTGTAGCGGGTTCAGGCACGCGGGTAGGGGGATGGGCTGCCATTCTCCGTCTATGAACATCTGATACTCCCGGCACATGAACCACACGGGGGCCACGTGAATCGGAACGCAGTTGATGCCGTCTCGCCGCATTGCTGCCGCCAAGACCTCGTAATACGGGTGATCGTGCACGCGCTTGCCCCGCAAGGCGTTTCTCACCGTGAACTTAAGAGGGTCGGCGCTCCCGTGGGCGATGCCATCGGAGTCGATAGAGGGTATCGCCAGGAGCATTATGAGCGGCATAGTTCCGCGCATTCGGAGGTCACCTTTAAATCCTTTGCATAGGAAATTAGTCAGGTCACCTCTTGTCCGGAGCGATCTGTTGGGCTTTGCTACCCGTGGAGCCGAGAGGAATCGAACCTCCACCCTCCAAAAAAGGGGAAGCTGTGCTCTGTGAGTTGAGGGGCAAGAGCACAGCCGCACCCTTTGGGCCTGATTTGGAGGGGAACCGACAAAACTCCGGCCCCATGCTTCTTTACTTGACTGTGGCGAAGGTGAACAGAGCCATCGTGAGTTCTCCCCTCAGCCGTTCGCGATCTTCGACCAGGGGGCTGGCCCCATGCGCTCTCATGAACGCGATGAACTCATCTAGGGTGCGCTCATCTGAGAGGATGAACGCCGTGGTGAATTCGGCGATAGCCAAGAGGTTCGCGACTCGTTGATTTATCGCGTCAAGTGCCTCGGCCCTAGGTACCCTGTCGAAAAGGGTGTTGATCAGGTCAGTGAGTGGGTCTTGCTCGGGCATGGGCTTAACCAGCTCTCTTCCTCTTGCTCGTGCCCGCTGCTCTGGGCGTAGGGAACCCCCTCTAGGGTTACGAATTGAAGGGTGGTCGGGCCGCTGTCTGTCGGCCATGGCGTGCCGTGCTCTTTGATTCTCGCCAGGTGCCTAGACCTCAGCGTGGCCAACGGCAGCATGAGCGGTGCTTTGCTTAGGCCTCGGGCACGGAGACGTTCGGGATAGCGGCTGCGCGCCCTCTCGGGGTGCTTACAGTTATGTTTTGTGGTCAACTCCACCACGAGTCCTTCCTGTAGTAATCCGCCGGCTCGATGAGAGGTGATACGGGCACCACGGGCAGCCCGGTAGCCATGATCACCAGAAGGTGCACCCTGAGGTGGTGATCGCAAAGCATGACCGGGCCGCGCTTCGTGTAGACGGCATAGGTTGCAACCTCGCTGCCGCTGGCGTCAGCGTCGCAGGTTGTCATTCCAGAACGGGCATTTCATAGCCGCTCCCGTTGATGACGATATCCACATCAGGGTATTCGCGCACCGCATCGTCTACCGTGTCGTAGCTGTCGAGGCACGTACGGCGTTTGAGGCCGGCGAGATCGCAGCCCTCGGGGTACTCGTCATAGCAGTAAACGCCCCAACGTTCCTCGAAGTATCTCCTGCCGACCATCGGGAATTCAATCACCACGTAGGGCTTCATGATCTCTTGGCCCTTTTGCGCCGTGGTCTGTCCCTGCCATCGGCGAATTCACAGCGAATGGTCACCTTGTCAGCATCGCGCACGGTGTTGTAAACGTACGACTCTCGTCCTGGCCGACCATCTATGACTTTGATGTCAACGCCGTTGCGGCCGAGGTCTTCGGCAACGCACGTCGGGCACAGACGTTCACCGCGTACGCACGTCAAGCCGTCAAAGCGAACGCCCCTGTATGCGTAGGGAACGCCCGAGCGGCCACACCACGCACACCGGGGCATGCGGGCATGGTCGGCATCGGCACTGGCTTGGATGGCCTCTGTAAGGGTCACGTTGGCTCGCCTCTGGACCCCCACTTTGGATGGATGATCGTCATGCCGACCGATCGGCCGAACGCGTAGGCTGCCTGTCCTTCGCAGCTACCGCAATTCTCGGCCACGCTGGCAACCCGCCACTCGTGGTAACCCCCGATGCCATCGGGGATGGCCACCCACAGTGCCCCGTCATCCGCCCGTGCGAACGATGGCTCATCGTCGGGTGAGTTGAGGGCCTCGGTGATGTCGTCGGCGAGGTTCCTCTTGGCCTCGGTCAAGGTGCTTCCGTGGGCAGTGATGCGACCACACTCCACATCCCACCCCGTGCCGCCCATTTGCTTGCCGCTGTGCACCGTGAGGCGAATCGGGGTGGCCTCTATTTTCTCGTCTGTCAGCACAGCTCAAGCACCTTCTCAGGGTTTGCTAGGGCATCTAGCGCACGGGCTAGCGACACGAGTTGGTCTCGCCGTCCAGCTCCGGGGCCTCGACATGTCCCGAGGATGGGGCGGGCCGTCGGGCTTGATAGCGTGAGGAACACGAGGTTTTCGTACGTGGGCAGGTCCCACTGAGGCGGCAAGCCGTAGTGCGGCTCACGGTAGTACTCCGGAGTGTCCAGCGCTTGCTTCCAGCAAATCGTAAGGCCGTAAGTGGGGATGAACTCCCAAGCCCCGTCGGCCTCGGTGAGCTTGCCGACCATGGCGTCAAACAGCTCTCGCCGCTTTGATGTGCTGATGGCTGCGCGGAACGTTCGGCAGTACCGCGCAAAGCTTTCGGTGTTGACGATGATCATGGCCTGTCACCCACTTTCAGGGGGAAGCACAAAAAGGGAACGGCTCTTGTTAAGAGAGCCATCCCCTTTGAGGTAAAACGCGGTAGTTCAGGTTATGTCGGTGGCGGGTATGCCGTAGTAGTCTTGGCCGGATTGATCGCGTAGGTGATAGGTGCCATCACAGGTGAACCGCCGAACGACCACGCAGATTTGAGGAGCATCGTGGTTTGGCACGTGTGCCGTGACGTAAGACCCCATGGCGAATTGCCTCATTGTCCGGCCCCATCTAGTGCTGACTCGATGGCAGCGATGACTGCCGCTGCCGGCGCGTTCCTGAAACGCGCATTCCACCGCTCTACGCGCGTGCGCTCGCTCTCACACGCGATGACCACGATATCCGTGTCATCGAACGCCACGCGGACCTTCCCGCAGCCGAACGATTGCTCTGAGTCATCATCAGGCATGAAGTCACGGGCTTGGAGGTAGTTTAGCAGCGTGAATCCGTACATTGCGTTCATCGTGGTTCGTCCCGTTTGCACTGATGATGATGCCGTCGGCCCTGTTGAATCCGCCGGCTCGTGATCCCACTCGCTCATGCCCTTGCCTCCCTCACGATCGCACGCCGCTGCCATGCCGGCCCGTGGCCGTCGGCCTCGATGTAGAGTTGATCGGCCAGCTCTGCGAGCATCTTCGGGCCGGCGGATCGCAGCATCGTGAGGGCTGCATCGTCGCTGGCAGCGTTGGTTATCGCGGTGACCCAATCGTCAACGGTACGGGCATTCATGATCTGTTCCCCCTGGCTAGGTTTGCCGCCATCGTGCTCAAACTAGTTGAGCACGATGGTCAACGGCTAGTCGGTGCTTGCGGTGATCCAGCCGACTGCTGTCGGCTCGGTCGGAAAGTGCTTGTGTTGAGGGCCATCGTAAGGCGTCGGGTGGTAGCGGGTGGCAGCGACTCCGCCAACCGCGTTGTTCGGGAAATACCAGCCCTTGAGCAGTCCAAAGCGTGTGCGAACGGTCATCAGATCCTCTGTGAGATCTTCTTGCTCGATGAAGTACACCGTAGCCCCCCTAGATGATCGTGGCGAGGTTGGCTTGGATTCCGCGCAGCCTGCGAAGGGACACGGCGAGGTCGTTGGCCAAGTCCGAGCGCTCTTCGGTGTTGAGCTGTTCCAAGTCGATCGCTGCCAACTCGTCTACCGCGTCGGTAAGCATGATGACTGTTTCGTTCATGATGCCCTCATGCTCACGGTTGCCGTGGCCCCGAGTTCATCAAGCCACGGAACGTTTTCGGGGTTATTCTGTTCGATCACGCGCTCGTGGACTAGCTTGCGAACCTGGGCCGTGGTGGTGAGTCCGTAGCGGTCCTTTAGTTCCGAAATGCCATCCGTGGGGATGTCAACTTGTAGCGTCAAAGTGATTTTCATGATCACTCCCTTCGGGGGCAGAGCAGGTGTTGAGCCTGTTGTTGTTGGGCGCGATCTTAGCGCCCGATGCGTGATCTCGGGAACCGTCCCGAATCTCTGCCCGTGACGAGCCTAGCTAGTCGCACTAGGCTCGGGGGTTCCTTTCTATCAGAGGAACCCCAAAAGTCTTTAGGAGTCTCACAGGTACGGCTCAACCGGACATGTCAACGGTTGGCCTCTGCCTTGCTCCCATATATTCAAGAGGTTGGGGGTTCGCCGAGCCTAGCGCTTCGGCTACTGTCCCTCTCACTAGCTACCCTTGCGTAGCACCCCCGTTGTAGCACCTGAGATGACTCTCAGCGCGCGGGGTTCCGTGGGGCCTTCGCCCAACCCATGTTTCAGTTTTTGTCCTGCACTCCTCATCATATGCACTATCCCACCAAATGCAAGTAAGTGGGATCGTGCAAAACGGCAGGCCAACCAGGGTTGGTGATCGCGAGGGGGCCAAGGTCCCCACTCGAAAAGTCTCGCGAACGACTAAGCCCCGGAGGGGCCGGGAAGCCAGGTGGTTCCCATGCCCCCTACCGGGGCCTAGCAGCGTCCCTAACGCTAGCTCACGGTGTCAGCGTGGGACGTATCTAGGGTAGCGCATGCTCCCTAGCTGGTGCGGATGGCTGAGGTAAACCGCTGCCAGTCGGCAGGGTTCACCCGCAGCACGGGGCCGTTCCCACGGTCTTTGGTGTCGCGCACCAGAACCGCGCCGGCCGCGTTGCCCGCCTCTACGCAGTCCTGTCCGCCGTGACCGCTGTATGTGGACTTGCGCCATGGTCGGTCTAGCGTCTCCATAACTCTTTCACCAACTCTCGGATGAACTCCAAGCTGTCTGCCTTGGATAGTGCGTCCCAGCGTACTCGGTCGAAGATTGCATGTGCGCGCGACACCGAGGCGGGCCGGACGCTGGTCACATCCTCTACCGCGCCCATCAAGAGCACATCAGGGCTATCCGGAAGGCTAGCTATGGTGAAGGCTCCCACGTGGCCGGCGTTGCACGCTCGGCTAGTGGGCACCACCTGTAGGCCAACGTTTCGGAGTTGGCCCATCTCGGCCAGGTGCGTGAGCTGTCGGTGCATGACATCCGCAGATCCTACACACCGTCGTAGAACGAACTCGTCCACCACGGCATGCAACGTCACGGGGTCTTTCGGCCGAGTGAACAGTTCTTGCAGCACCGTGCGAGCCGTGACTAGCTCTTCTATCCGATCATCGCTCTCGCCTAGTGACGCGCACAACGGGCGGCAGTAGTCGGGAATCTGGAACGGGCCTGGAACGATGGTGGGTTGCCATGTTCGAATCGTGTGGGCTAGGCGTTGCGCACCGACGAAGTCTTCGAACCACAGCGGAACGGAGGCGGCGTCGATCGTGCGCGCCAAGCGCACCTGAGCCTCATACAGCTCAGGGTCAACGTGGCACAACTCACACCACATGCGCAGAATCTTGCCCGAGGGGGCAAGCTTGCCCGACTCGATACGGGAGACGTATGAGCGATCGCAGGTCATGGCGTCGGCCAGAGCCTGAGCACTCGGGTAGCCAGCGGCTACCCGAGCCTCACGCAGTTTGCGGCCGAGCCGCACCAGGGGGCTATGGTCGTCAGGCTGACTTGGGTGGCTCAGCACCGTGATAACTCCTACTCACGCCGTGTCAAAACCGGGAAGACATCGTGAGTCACCTAGCCTAGTTGGCTCACGTAGTTGGTAGCGTATCTCACAGTCTCCTACGGTGGCGGGTTCCACACACGGTGGCAAACGTTCTCAGCGCTAAACCGTGTTAGCCCCGACGCACGTAGGGGGTACCCCGAGGTAAGCCAGAACTTTCAAACCGAGGCCGCTCATGACACCAGCCCAAGCCCTCACCCTCTCGCCCTGGCCGCTAAGACATCGATCACCTATGCTCGGTGCCCTGCCTACAGCCCCCGGTGTGGCGCGTGCGCAAGTTGAGGTAGCCCTACGACAGTGGGGCCTGCTAGACCTGATTGACACAGCGCAACTCGTGGCCAGCGAGTTGACGACGAACGCCGTTACAGCGTCTACCCACCACGCCACTCGTCAGCCAAGGTACATCCAAGGTCACATGATGCAAGTGTGCATAGATGTGTTCACGAATAGATCCGACGTGCGGCTAGAGGTGTGGGACCAATCACCAGCCCTGCCCAAGGTCGCCGTACCCGAGGACACGGCCGAAGGCGGCAGGGGCCTTTGCATCGTGGCCGCAATGACCCGACACCTAGGCTGGACAAAGCCTGATGCTCGGGGGTGGAAGTGCGTCTACGCAGTGATAGGGGCACCCGTTGACCCTCAGTCGTAAGCATTACGAACAGGTAGCAGAACGCCTCGGGTGGCCCGAGGGGGCCGCTGACGCGGTGTTCGCCTTTGAGGCACAGCACAGCGACTACACGGTGTGGTGGTCAAACGGCATATACCACGTCGCGTGCAGGGGCGAAAACTTTAGGTCGGGTTTCTCCGCCGCTGAACTGAGCGAGCTAGAGCCGCTGGTCATCGAGGCCGAGAAAACCAAGGCCGAGCAGGCGGCCAAGGCCGTTGCCCGCCAACTCTGGTATCAGTTCGACGCAACGACGGGTGACCAGGCCCCGGAGTGTAGTTGACCCCCTCTGACGTGCGGAAATCCCTAGCCGCCTCGGGTTGGTACGGCCACGGCTAAGAGGGGGTCGGAGCGCTCTGCGTGGCTCTGCGGGCCGCGTAGGGCTAGTCAACTTTGCAGTGGTAGCCAGTTACGTAACGTGAGAGAAAGGATCGGGCCATGATCTCAGAGGCGACCCTAGAGCAACTCGCAAGGCTGGGCGAGGAGATCAAGCGTGACGGCACCGTGGTGAAACAGCGCAGCGTTGATATTTGCTGGCACTGGTGGCACGTGGGCAGGACCCTCGTTTCCGACCCTGAACTCTACGTCAAGGGTACGAGCACCATTTCCGTTGAGACCACCATCAGGATATGTGAAGCACTTGGCGTGTCCACGAAGATGAACGAGACACGCAACAGGCCCTACGGTGAGACCTCGGTCAAGCGGGCGATAGACGTGTACAACCGGTTTCCCGATGAGCAGGACGCGAAAGATGCCATCGAGAAGGCCGGAACGTATTACCAGCTCCTGGCCGGGTCGTCTTACAGGTCTCTGTACGTCAACAGGACGCTGGCCGCGCCAGCGGCACTCATGCACCTCATAGAGGCGGAGACGGGGGTTACTGGCCAGCCGGCCCGCCAGCACATCGTTGCCTACTTGCGGCTACAGGACATTAAGGAAGACATCGTTGAGTACATCAGGCAAGAGCAAGGGTCAGCATGAGCGGTCAACCCATAAAGTACGTCCAAGTGGCCGACGCGTTGCGCGCGGCGATCGATGACGGCAGCATCAAACCGGGAGAGTGGCTGACTATCGGTGAGGTTGCATCTCAGTATCACGTTGGGCTACAGACGGCAGAGCACGCGCTGAACCTGCTCACCCGCGAAGGCAGGCTCGCGCCTTGGCGCGGCCTCGGGCACTTACGTTGGCTCTCGGGACTCAGCTAGTCGCGAAAGTCGTCGGCATCGGGCGGAACATCGGGGGTCGGGAAACCGGGAATCATCCGAGAGATGATCTTCTGGTGCATGTCATGGTGTTGTTGCCTCTGCGCTTCCTGCTCACTGAGGTAACGCGGGTGGTAGATCGTCTCTCGCGCGGCCAGGGCGACCATTGTTGCATAGGGGTTGCTCCATTTGGCGACCATGTAGACAGTCACAAAGGCCAACCATACGTGAGCAGGCAGGGTAACCGAGACCTCATCGTTCATCTTGAGGTCATCACGCATGCGCGGAACATCAGCGTCAGTCATCGGGGGTTGCCCTTTGCTCTCGGGGGACCGGGGGGTTGGGCGCTCGGCTCTACGGGCGTACGCCTCGGGGCCGACGCTACCACCATGTGCACGATCCCAACAACCTTGGCGTCTTGTCCTGCGCTGTCGGCCGCGTGGTATTTTTGGCGCAAGTCGCTAGCGGTCTTCTATCTCCCCAGGTCCCGAGTGGGGATAACCCCGGTGAGGGTGGCATGAGGTTCGGGGGCGGACGGCACACCCCATCCCGAGTGACACCCAGCACATCAGGGGGGCCGCTAGCGGCGACCCTCGCCGCGTGGTAGGGTTCCTGATGTCGCAAGCGATGCATGACCGCCCCGCAAACGCGGGGGGCTTTCCGGCGGAGTCTCCGCCGGCTCCATTGAAGTTCGCTAGCGACATACGGCGGGGCACCCGTCGAGGATTGAAACGCAACAAAGGCAAGGCCCCCTTCGGCGCCCGGTCGTTGAGGGCCTTTGCCGTTGCCAAAGGTGCCTAGGAGGCCTAGGTGGCACGAGCCGAGTGTCGCGTTAGCGGTTGCACGTGGACGGCTGCTCATCCTGTTAAGGACGTGGTCGGCTATCTCTCTACGTGGCACGTCTATGAAGATCATCCTGACGTGTGGCGGTCGGTGGCAGGCAACCGCCCGCCGATAGACCCTGACCCGAGAACCCCTGAGGGTCTGCTATACATCATGCTTGAGCAGGGGTAGCCGTCGGCCCCTAGAAGCATGTAGTCTGATGAGTACGACGGGTCATACTCATCAAAGTACATGCAAGGGATGAAGGCCCCAACCCTGACAACGCAGGTACGGTGTAGGTACACAGAGCGGAGAACCTTGACATGAGCGCAGGTCAGAGCATAAGGGGCAAGGCGCCGGCCCCGCGTAACCCAAGGCCAAAGGCCACGGGGCCGGCTGGCGGCAAGCCGGCAGAGGATGTGCGGTACCTCGGCGCGGTCCGGCTCAGCCACCTGACAGACGAGACTACCAGCCCCGAGCGTCAGCGCGACTCGATCACGCTGTCAGTCAAGCTCCGCAACGGCCACCTTGTGGCCATCGTGGAAGACCTCGACGTGAGCGGCAGTGTCAGCGCATGGAACCGAGACCTAGAGCCATGGCTCACTGACCCTAAGCTAGTCAAACTGTGGGATGTGCTCGTAGTCGCCAAGCTCGATCGGCTCACCCGATCGTTGCTGGACTTTCAGCGCATCTTGCAGTGGTGTGAGGCCAACGGCAAGACGATCATCTCGGTAGCGGAAGGCTTTGACCTCTCTACCCCCGTGGGGCGTCTCATCGCGAACATCCTCGTGATGTTCGCCGAGTTCGAACGCGAACGGATGGGGGAACGGCGTTCAGAGGCGGCCACCAAGCTAAAGGCTATGGGCTACTGGGGCGGGGGTTCCACCAAGTACGGAACCAAGCCCGTCAAGGTAGACGACCACTATGAGGTGGTCGTTGACGAACGGCAAAAGGCCGTGGCGAACCGCATGGCTCGGGACATCCTCGCTGGTAAGTCAGCCTGCCAGATCGCACGCGACTTGACGGCAGAGGGCATACCGACGGCAAGAGCAGACCAAAAGCGCAAGAAGGGCACCCCGAAATGGGACGCTAGCTCGATCTACATGATTCTGCGGAACGCGCCCCCCGAGGTCATCGACACCGAAACGTGGACTGAGCTACAGCCCATCATCAACGCCGCAAGCAAGCCCAAGGTCAACCGCTACGATGCCCGAGCGCTGAGCGGAGTGGTGTTCTGCGCTGTCTGCTCAGGGCCGCTGTATGGCCACAACACCAAGCGTGGCTCTACGGTGTGGCCCTACTACAGGTGCTTTGCCTGCTCGGGCAACCCTGAGGTCAGGATGATCAGGACTGCCGAACTCGAAGCGGTTGTTGATGAGGCCGTGACCGAGGCCTACGGCATGCTGCCACACATCTCTCTGACCCTGATACAGGGTGACGACGGCGAACGACGGCGCAAGGAACTCAAGCGGCAGGCGTCGGCCCTCGACATCGAGGCGGCAGACTACGACGCGCGGATAGCGGAAATCCGCGCGGAACTCGCCACCATCAAGCCCCTGCCCGACGCGTGGCAGCAGATAGACACCGGCACCACGGTAGCCGAGCACTGGGCCACGCTTGATGCCACGGAAAAACGGCAGTACCTAACGGGGATGGGCTGGAAGGTCTACGCTCGTGCTGCCGACCACCGAGGCGAGCCACCTACCGTGACGATAGACACCAGCGACCCTGAGCGCGATGCCAAGACGCTAAGCGAAAGGGTTAACCCCGTGGCTTGGAACACGGCGGTACAACAGGCCAACGGCGACCTACGGCGCATCAATGTCGTAGACGCGCGAACCATCATCGTCAGGTTAGGACGCATAAGGGAAAGAGGGAAAGATCATGACTGGAATAGCTACGCTGATGTTCACCTGCGCAGCATGCGGCAGGCGCGCAACGGCTTGCCCTGACTGCGTGAACATGATGGCCGTAGACCCTGAGACAGGGCTACCGCCCGACGTGGCAATCGTAGACGGCACCGCAACCACAATCGAGCCAACCCCCGAGGCACGTGAGCGGAGCAAGACACACCCGCTATGCGACGCGTGCGTAACTGCCGCAATCGTCGCCGGCAAAACCGATATGATGACGGCAGAGCAGCGCCACCGTTTGCGGCACCTGTAGACCCTCAACAGAAAGGATCAAAGATGAAAAAGCTACTCCAGTGGGTATGCCCCGTATGCAAGCTCACGATCTGCGGCTGCCCGAAATAGCCCCTAGACGGCCCTAAAATGGCCGTAGACAGCCTGAAGCCCCTTGGTTGGTGTGGTCACCTAGGCCACACCCCAAGGGGCTTTAGCGTTCGTTCTGGACGCGTCTAGAGGCTAGGCGCGTTTAATGTATCAGGCAGGGCTGTGAGGGGCATCGGGATTGCGGAAGTCAACGAACTCCACATCGTATGTCTCAGCAAAGCTCGCCTCGACGGCCTCACGGCTACGGCGGTAGTACGCATAGGACCCTGGCCAGTTTCTGGGCAGCCATGCCCGAGGGCCTGACCACTCCACATCGCATATGAGGCACGCCCACGTGGATGGGTTGCGGTTATACCCCCGATCACCGCAAATGAAGCACCCTTCTAGCACCTCGCATTCATCCATCACACGGAGGCACCCTCTTTGCCCGTACCTTGCTGATATCGTCAGGCCTAAAGCTGACGAACGCCCCGTAGGGCTTGTGGGCAAAGCCGTCAACCCAATCCGTCTTTGTCTTGGTGTTGTAGACGTAGCGTTCAAACGTGTACCATTGCGGATCGTCGTCTGACTCAATCGTGAACTCAGAGCGTCGGGATTCCAGCACGTGGCCCATGAAGGGCCACGCGAAGGAAACCTGCCAGTGCTCAGGCCACGGGTTCGCGTGGCTCATTTTGTGGCCTTAAGGGCCTCGGCGCGTATGGCCTCGGCACGTAGCGTGCGCCAACGCCTTACGCACCTTTTGGAGTTGCGGCAGAAGTGCCGCCCGAGGTCATCAGTCCATAGATCCTCGGTGGCTTCGCAAATGATGCACGCCGCTGGATTGTCACCCGTGGCGGCCATCACAGGTACTGCCCCTGTAGCTCGTCTGCCCCCTGGTGGTGCCCCTGGCGCTGAACGGCTTCCCAAACCTTGGTACTGGTCTCGGCATCCATCCCGAGCATGCTCAGGATCTCAGGGACTGTGTAGTTAGGGATGCTGTCGGACTTGGGGTCATAAGCCCCGATCAGCTGGGCTGTGACCACGCTGTATGACTCATAGAGCCGCTTGGCGTAGCTGAGCGCTTCCGCTAGCGTCATCCTGAGCACGGATGCCCCGATGACGTGCATGCACGATGAGAACTCGGCCAAAACGGCTTCGTCGGCCGAGGGCATCTGCTCGCGCATGGCGGCAATCAGCAGAGCGGCCTCAGCGTCAAGTTCGGCCTTGCGCTTTGGGTCGCCCTTCATGAGCATGCCTAGCACGTGCATGTATGCGTCTTTTTCTCGGGAAGTCCAGTTAGCCATGCTCTACATCCCTTGCTCTAAAGGTGAACGGGGCGAAAACGGAGTGCGGCTCATAGCCGTATAGGCTCGGGTCTGGCGGATCTAGCTCGGCCCCGACGCTTAGCAGCAACACTTGAAAGAGCAGTGCCGCCTCTAGCTTGGACACGTGAGACCCTTTACGGCATCAAAAAGGCGTTTCTCTAGCAAGGCCTCGGCCGTGGCCATCTCTTGGCCCATCTCGGCGAACGGCTTTACCCGCCACACCGCGTGATAGAGCATCTGTAGCTCAGAGTCGTCAAACCAAAGACACGTCAATCTTGGCGAGTTCTGCTGTTGCATCGTCCTTTACCCTCTGATTGGTCGTGGTCGTGTCTTCAACCTTGGTCCGGTCGGTGTAGTCGCCTACGCGGTGCTGGCAGGTGCAGTAACTCCTGCCCTTGCACGTCCGATGCCACGACCGAGCCAACTCACGGACTTTCTCTGAAAGCTTGAAGTTCCAAAACACCTGGCGGTTAGCCTCAGCGTTGATGTAGCCTGCCACCTCGCAGTTGTGACATATCACTTGGCCAACACCCCTACGACTCCGAGGGTGACCCACGTTTTACCGGCGTGCGTTAGCACATCAGCTACGCCCTCAACGGCTCTGTCATCCGCTTCTAGCCGAACGTCAATCCATGCATCATCGGGGTATGGCGCTAGTTCCTCGATCAGCTCTCGCTTGGTCATGCGGCCAGCTCGTATTCCGGTATTAGTTCCCGGCAGTGCGGGGCAAGATTCACCCATTCGGCATAGGGCTTTCGCTTTGCTACCGCCTTGGGCACTTCATCATCCTTAAGCGTGCTCTTGAACATCACGTTTCCTGCCGCGTGGTAGACCACAACCCCTTCGGGGTTCATGAACCCCGGCGAGGCGTAAGACCCGTGCAACAGCAATCGTTGCTTGGTGCCGACCACGGCCAGCGATGAGAACGCGCCTTCGTAGAGCACGGGGACAACGTCAAGCGTCATCGGCGCGCGCTTGGTTCCCAAGTACTCACGGGTCCAACGGGACGTATTGAATAGCGAGAACCGATGTTCGCCACTCGGCAGGCCGTACCCCCGGTTGATGCCCGACCCCCACCACTCGCCAAAGTGCAGACCAGGGCCAAGCACGTCAACAAGGGCCTCAGCGTTAGCCCACACCCATGCGGCGAAGCCGTGATTGTCGGCCTTCGGGGTGATGATGCGGTTACGGCTTTGTGCGTACACAAGGTATTCCGTTTCAGGGTGGCCCCAATCCCGCGTGTTGTTAGGCCCCATGACCAGCAGTGCGTTACCGGGCACATCGTGATCAATCGGCCCCACCGGCGTGTCCTCGATTCCGCCAACGTGGAAGCCGAACGGGAACTCCGTGATTCCGATGGCCCCGTTGGTGCCGTCTATCTTCTCCGTGATCACGCACGGCCGGAAAAGCCGTGCGATCTTCGTGAATCCCTGGAACTCAGGCATTCAAGGTCACCTCAAACGAGTTGTTAGATTGGGGCACGATGCTAACCCCGCTAATGTCTCCCATGACATACAGAGTCCGCGCGTCCTTGTGGCGAACAGAGATTGTCCGAAACCCGCGTGTCCTCGGCTGCGGTGATGGCGTCATGTAGAAGTCGATTTGCGAGTCGGGCGGCAACGTGGTGTCGGGTGCAAGCGTCCCGTTGTACACCCTGACGTTGGTGCCGAGGTGAACGCCTCGGGTATCCGCTAGCTCACTCCTAGCCCTGCCCAGCTCACGCTCTAGCTCGGCCATACGGCGCTGTGCCCACTTGGGCAGCCTGTTGATGTCCTCGGTCATAGCTTCTTGCCCCCGTGGCGGTACGGCCGAGTCTTGTTATATGCGAGCTTGCGCGCGTACTCCGCTTCGAGGTCTATGCCGCAGAACACAGACCACTGAACCAGGTAAACGAAAATCGCCGCGTAATAGGGGCCGATCGGCTCGGCTTCCCAAGGTGTGTCCTCGGCAGCAAAAGCTAGGTGCGAGATGTGCATATGCATGTAGCATGCCGAGTCGCCGAATTGCACGTTTATCCCGAATCGGCCAGGGTGGTTCGCCACCTCTTCGCGTAGGTCAACCCCGAAGCGCTTGCTCATGTCGAGAAGCCGGATGAGGATGTCAGCGAACTCACTGCCGACCCCCTCGGGCTTTTGCAAAGGCATATCCAGCTGAGCGTTAACGGTCGCGTCATCAAGGCCCCATTGCCGATAAGCCTCTAGTGCCTCGGACACCTCGGAATGCAGCAACGCGATAAGCTCGCAGAACGTGCGCTCATCGTCGTACCATCCGTGCTCTTTGTTGACTTGCTCGACCTCAGCGGCCATGTTTGTTAGGTTCATGTCACACGCTCCAATCCTGCGAGTCAACCCAAGCGTGAGCGGTACTCCGCAGTTGCTCTAGCTGTTCACCCTCAAAAACCTGGTCTGTGTCGGCAACTATCTTGGTGAAGTGGCCGCAAGCGTAACCCTCACAACACCCATCCAAATCAGGTCCCCGACGTTGCTGAGGGTCTGGGCTAGCCCTGAATACCAACCGCCCTTCCTCAATCGACCACTCACCAGCAATGCACGTACCGAAATGGCAGGCACCACATGAGAACATCGGCGATTCCAGCTCTAGGGTTGTGTCGCTCATGACTTGATGCCCGCATCGTGTAGCGCGCACTCAAGCCCGCAACCCGCGTACCCCGCTATGTCAACCCACGAGTCACGCTTGGTCGGTGTCCACATGAGCCGAGACATCTTTACAGCCATGATCAGGATTGCTATATCGTGGCTTTCCAGTTTCCTGCCGTCGGGGCCTCGGTAGCCGTAGGCGTTAAGGGCCTCGGCCGTGCGTGAGAAATCCTGCCAAGGCGGCCCGTATGAGTTGTTGCGGTCACCCGTGATCAGGCCCTTGGCCTCATCGAGTGCGCCACCACGAACCGAGTTGCTGAGAGCCGGCGGTTCGATCGGCTCAAAGTACCAATAGAGTATGTCATCAGAGCCGACGCTTTCGCTTGCCGTCATGAACCGCGCACCAGTCCACAGCGCCACCTGAACTTCCCGGTTTGCCCCCTCGGAGGATTCCCACCCTGGCAGCAACACGATGCAATCGGCCTCTAGCACTTGGGCTAGGTCAACCTTCATGTATTCCGTGACAGGGTGGCTTGGGTCGCCATTGAAGTCATCGGCAGGGTTCAGGATCTTATGATTGCCCATGCCCAAGTGTCCCCAGAGGGCTTTTTCCACCGCATGGAACGCGGGGAAGTTGTATTGCGGTTTTGACCGCATCGGGCCGCTTAGGTAATAGGTGGTCATGCTGGGATCTCACCGCGCATCAACTTGTCTCGGGCCTCGACGCACGCCTTCACGGCCATGCCGACGGCACCCCTGAAATCAGCGTCATCGGGCATAGGCCCCGGAATGATCACGGGTGCGGGAATCGGGGGCTGCCCGATAAGCTCCGTCCGCAGCGTGACGGTAACAAGCCATGCGCCGTTAATCATGGCCGCCCCGCCAGGCGTCTGGATTGGCGTCGGGCCGAGAGCCGAGACGACAAAGCCAACAAGCGACTTGTCTACGCCGTTGGCAAGTGACACCTTGGCCAGCTCTTCCTTGACGACAGAGAGAACGTGCGTGAAATGATCGATCATCGGTGTATGCGCCTTCAAGTTAGGGTTCGCGTCCAAGTCGCAGGATTCAGAGCAGTACAGGTCTCCCTCTGCCCGAGGGTTAAAGACCCGTTCACAACGGGGATTGGCACAGCGGTACCCGCCAAGCCTGATAGTGAATTTGTTTGTTGACAGCAATCCTTCTAGCTGACGCCTATCGGGCCACGGGTAGATCCTGCCACCCGTGCCTTCCTTGATCATCTGTACTCCCTAACATCTATGCCTGCCGCCTTTGCTCGCTCGATGCAATCGGCCGTACCGTGCGAGTCGTGAGGCTTGGGCTTCGCTCGGCCGTTCGCGTCCTTGCATGCACCCGCCCTACGGCAGGGCCGGATAAAGGCCACGCACACGTCAGGTTTGGTGTTGACCATCTCTTGGTTCCGCACGGCGCCGGCAGCGAGGTTGTAAACCGTCCACAGTGCTTCGTGTACCTCGATGACCCACCCTCGCTCTAGCCCCTCAGCGTGCGCTAGAGCGTCTGCACCGTGAGGGTTGCCCCCGTGCACCAAGATGACCAGTTCATCCGCTGGCAGGCCCCTTACAGCCCCGTCTAGGGCACGTTCTAGGGTTCGGGCGTCCGTCCAGTCTCGGGAGCCTGTTACCAAGATCCTCACGGGCTGGCCGCTTGGATCTCTTTAGCCAAGTCGGATGTCAGCAAGTCCCAAGCCAGAGCATCTAGCGTGTCTTGGTCTTCCGTAGCAGCGGCCACGTAGAGCACACGGTTAAAGATGGCGATCTTGCGAATAAAGAACGTCAAAATCCTTGAACCTCCATTGACGAAATCCTCTGCCACCGAGACGGCTTGATGACTTACATCTACCGCCAAAATTTCTCCCTTTAGCGGCCCGTCAAGGAAGAGCACTTTCTTGGTCACTTGACTGTAGGCCTGCCTGTCTTCCTCTTGAAGATGTAGAAAGATCGGTCACGATCGGTACCCCAGATTTGGTGTCGTGAGATGGTCAGCAGCGCGTAGCCGGCGGCCCACATGTCATTCAGGGCCTTGGCCACCTCTGGCGCGGTGCTTGCGGTCAAGTCCTCGACCAAGTATTCAAGGTCTTTCGTCCTCACGATAACCGTGCTCACGATGACGATGCCTGAACAATGCGCGTGAAGGATTCCCGACGGCTGGCGCGGCTCCAAGTGTGGCAACGACGGCACAAGTACCGTTGGTACCTGCCTGTCTTTGTCAGCGCGTAGCCTTGCGGCGAGAGGTCATCCGAGCCGCACGCGGGACACACGTCCTGGCCGAGGTCGGCCCCGTACGACGGCAGCCCCGGAATCCATGGCAGCAAGACGCGGTAAAGCTCTTCATTCAAAACGGCATCCTGCCGATTATAGGCTTCCATCGTGGCCCAAGCGTCAGGGTTGTTAGCCATGCAGCCCTTCCAAAGCTCGAAACCCTCATGCTCCGCTTTCTTGCCGATGCCCAGTTCTTGGCAGACGAAATCAAGCTTGCCGCTCGGGAAGGCGAACTTAGACCGAATAGTCCGGTAGAGGTCTACCCGCTTGTAAGGGGCCGGCGGGTTGAATCCATTGGTGATCAACTCGCGGTTGCATTGCGGCTCGTCAAATGTCAGCCCGTTGTAGTGAACCAAAACGTCCGTTTGGTCTAGCAGATCAAAGAGCCGCTCTAGCATCGATTGATGGCCATCGGTGAAGTCAGAAAAGAACATCGTCTCCGTGTCGGCCGATTCCGCCTCTATCCACTTAGCGGCGAAGCAAATCATCTGGCTTGCCCGGAGTATCTTGTCGTTGGTGAGGCTATCGATATGGAACAACCGCCACACGTAGGCCAGGTTGGGCGAGGTCTCAACATCTAGTGAGAGTATCTTCATTTAAGCCACCTTCGCGCGATCCGACAAGGCCGCATCATTTAGCCAGACAACTTCTGCGCTCACCTTCCGTTCACCACCATAGGTTACATTTTTCACTTCTGAAAAATACTCAAATGGCAGCCAGTTAGCCCCACTGTTTTCGCACACCATTGCTTGGCCCTTACGCTTTCGACACCACGCAGACAATGTGTCGTAGTTGATTTGTGATGCCCCATTGTGGTAATGCTTTCCGGCGACTTGGTAAGGCGGGTCGATAAACCACGTGGCGCAAACATCTGGGGCATTAAAGGAATAGTCACCTTCAATTATCGTCCAATGGCTAATGTACTTAAGTTGCTCGGCGCATCTTACCGGGAAGCGCGAAAAATAAGAACCTTCATCGGGGTCGTCGCCAAACTTTGTAACAGTCTTCGCGGGTGAACACCTAGCATGTCCAACCCAAAACCCCATAAGCCACCGTGCCTCTTGCGGCATGTCGTAATTTGCTAGGGTATCGCCGCGTACCAAATCGCAAGGCAGCGATAGTATGTCGTCGGGGTGGGCGGCTATAAGCCAACGCCATATAGCGGCGATGATTGGGTCTTTCTCGACTAGGATCACCTGCCGCTCGGGGTAGTGCAGCGAATATCCCGCGCTGCCCGCGAACGGCTCTATGATGGTGTCATATCGTGGCGCTGGGTACTTAGGGGCTAGCCGCCACTTGCTACCGTAGAAAGAAAAGAACGGGCGTAGTACAGTCATTCATCCTCATCTTCTGTGTCCAAGCTCAGCTTGCCCTTGAACCAATCCGCTCGCCCCGAGGCGACCATGCTCGAAACATCCTCGCCATCGGGCAAGTCAACGACATTCGCCCGCCAACCGAGGGTGCTTGCCACCTGCCGCCCCAGGTTCCTTCCCGGCTGATCGCCATCACAGAGCACGAACACCGCCTGAAAATCCTTGAAGCACCGGCGCCACACGCGTTCGTGTGCCGCCCACATCTCTGAGCCGGGTACCGCCATGCTCGGCAGTCCGAGGCATTCCGTGGCGCATATGGCGTCAATCTCGCCCTCGGTCAGCCCGATCCGGATGTCTTCGAGAAACCAGGCGTCCGTGTTGTAGAGCCGCGCGTCCTGGCCTTGGTACTGGGACATCTTCGGCCCCTCGCCGCTCAGCCGGCGGAACTTGACGCTTTTCACCCCGCCACGCTGAGAGAGGTACGGGATTACAAGCATTCCCGTGAACCTCTCATCGCCCGACAGCGGGTCAGCCACGATGCCGAGCCTGTACTTCTCAACGATCCCTTTATCGTTAATCCCATGCTCTTCGAGGTACCGCCTTGCGTTTCCAACCATCTCTGTTGCGCTTTCCACGCCCGGTGGTGGCTGTATGAGTTGGCGATGGTACCTCGCTGCTATACGGTCCAATTTCCTTCGTGATGTACTCACGTGCCGCCACTCGATCTAGGTTCTCAATCCTCATCACCAATCCGAGAGCACTACCGGCCGACACGTCGCAAGCCAGGCACTTGTACGCCCCGAGGGCGAGGTTGACCCTGCCGCTTGCCGTGCGGTCTGCGTGGAACGGGCACCTAATGCTGTGCCATCCCGTTAGGGGCACGCTGAACATAGCGCCGTAGTGATTCAGGACATGAGAGATGGATAGTTCCATCAGGCAACCTCACGAGACCGCCAATCAGTTCGTCATCCTCTAGCCGCTTTTCGTCGGCCGTAAGCCTTGACTCGTCATCAGTCAGCCGCTTTTCGTCGGCCGTAAGCCGAGCCATGTCCGCGCGGTGTTCCTTGCGGTCGCAATGGTGCCAGTAAGCCGTTATGCCATTGAAGATCATCGAGCCGACAGCGGCCAGCGACGCGAGAACCACGAGCACGACCATTCAGGCCAGCTCCATTCGGGTCCTGCCGTTGGCACCCAAGATCATGACCTTGCGGGGCTGTGCCGCGTGCAACGCCTTCTCTCGCTCCGTCAAGGGCTTGTGCAGCACCTTGACCCCAGCGTTTTCCGAGTGCCCGTTGCGGTTGTTCCTGGCCGGCTTGTACAGCAGGTATTTGCGCTTAAGCGGTACCTCATTGCCCGTCATCCTACGCGCCAGCCCTTCCCGTGAAAGAAATTCCAGACCTTGCCGTGTGAGCCTTCCCAGTACCACTGAGTCGCCCACCCCGCTGGCGCAAAGTACTGCCACATGCCGGCAAAGAATCCGGTGTCCCCTTTCACGTGCTTTCTGCTCACAGCAGATCCCGGATTTCCTCGGGTATCGCCAAGCCACGATCTAGCGCGTTCCGCCAGAAGCGCTGTTCCTCTGCCGTCAACGGTGGGATAAAGGCTGGCTCGCCGGCCTCGATCCATTTGAGTATTAGGTCGAGTTCAGTCAACAGCAGATCGACGATCTTCGCCCTGTTGTCGTGGGCCATCAGCCCGCCCATCGATATGCCCGCCTGGCTCTGGCCTGCTATCCGGTCCCGTTCCGCTGTCAGTTCCGCCCGACGGTACTCGATGTACTTTCTCAGGTTCATTGCCCTTCCCATCCTCTGGCTTGCAGGCCCATCCCGAGCCTTTGAATATCACTCCGGGCGCTGTCATGACCTTGTGCATCGGCCGACCACAGACAGCGCAAACAGGCACCGAGCCGGCCTGGGCCATCGGCACAAAGTAATCTTTGCTGCAATCGCACTCACGACAGCGAAACGTGTAAGTTGGCATGCGAGCACCTGTCAGCCCAACGGGCTATGGCCTCGGTTGCCGCTTTCCTGACAGATTCGGTGTCACCCCACATGGCCACGGTGAAAAGGTGATCCTTTGCGGCGTTGTACAACTGAGAGCCTGGTGGCTCTTTCAGCAGCCATGCCTCTGCCTGCCTGATCTTTTCGAGTTCGTCATTCAAGCCCATTGTCGGCATGCCTCCAACGATAAACAGCCTCGGCTACTTCAATGCTGTGAGTGTCAGGTGGGAACTCTTGCAAGATTCGTAGCCATTCATCATCAGTCCACTCGCTGACCGGAATGAGCCGGAATTCCTCACTCGTGGTCATCGGGTACCTTGTAGCCGGCGATAAGGCAGAATGCCCAACAGGCGAGCCATAGCCTTGCGTCGCTACCCCAACGGAGTAGGCGACGCCACCACGGAACGTGTACCGGCTCGGGTGGCTCACCCTCGCCTAGAAGCCACAAGGGCACGTCATGGAGCAGTGCAATCTGTGCCTTCAAATCCTCTGCAAAACCTGGCGGCACCATAAAGCCTTGCGGCTCATCAGGGTCAACCTCTGTGACCTCGGGCAATGCCATGGTCACCACTCTCTCATGCTGTCGGGGAAGGCCAGGCCTTGGGCGTAGACAAAATCAAAGCCCTGGTCGGCTAGCGTGCGGACTAGCCTGCCGATGGCCTCATTTTGCTTTTGCTGTGTCTTGCGGCCCTTCCTGCCCGTGGTGGTGGGCAGGAGTGGGCCGATCAGGATTGGTTCGCTCGTGGTCATGTCAGAACCTCTTGGGCTGGTGGTTCGCGTAGGTACCGCGCTAGCGATTCGAATACCTCGGGGTTGTCGCCGGCTTTCCCGATCCAGCCATTGTGGAGCGCGCATGTTAGGCCGCGAACGGCCTTGCGGTTGTGCAACCCTAGCTTGTGGTCGTGGTCAACGGCGAGTGCCTTGGCGATTCCCCTGGCCGGGCAGCCCTTGATGGCGCAATGGCCGCCTTGGGCTGCCAGCAGCAAGCGGTACTCTCCGGGCCGCAGCCCGTAGAGCTGTTCCACCCGATGATCGTGGGCCGCTCGTGCCTGTTGCCGTATGGCGGCCCTCTCACACCGGTAGCAGCGCTTCTTACGCTGGCTAGCCCGCTGAACGCTCAGAGGCTTGCCGCAATCGGGGCAGACCTTGTGTTGGCTCGCCATCGAGGCCTACACCAGGGCCAGCCCACCGAGGACTGTAACCACGACGATGAAGCTCCACACGATGGCAACGACAACCCTGCCGGCGGGTGGCAACGCGTGGTCGGCTAGGGACATTAGCATTGCAATCTCATTGATGGCGGCAGCCACGATCAGCAGTATCCCGAGGGTCATCCTTACTTGCCCCCTACCCACTTCGCGAACGTGCACTTGTTCTTGTAATCGTCGAAATCCTTGGCGCAACGCCATTGGCTGTAGGTGCCGTTGCCGTTGGCCTTCGGCCCCTTGACCAGGACGCAAGCCTCACCGCACTGGCAGTCAGGTGCGTTGGGCGCGTTGAAGGTCCAAGTTCGGCCCTTGTCGTCTGTGACCACGCCACTCCGGGCCGGCGCACCCCTACGGGGGCCACTGCCGCTAGAGCCGCTCTGTGCGGCCCTAGGAGGGGCCTCAGAGGCGTTCCTGTCATCGGCTGGTGCGTCGGGCCACGGGGTTCCCCACGGGTCATCCTGAGGTGGCTCGGGCGTGGTGCCGCTCGGGGCCGGAATCGCCGGCGAGGTGCCGCCTGCCTTGCTCACGCTGACGTTGCCGATGAGAGCGTCGGGAATCTCTATGCTGATTGTGATCGTGGCCATAAGGACACATGCTCCATTGTTGACAGCCATTCACTTTCGTACAAGACTTGCGCCACGATGACCGGGGTGGCCGTCTCGACCAACTTCTGTGTGAACTCGGAGGGGACAGTCAAGCCGAAAGCCTCAAACAGGTATTCCGCAAAGTCGGCCACCTTGCTCGCTGCTTGCTTGATGGCTTGGTCAGTCACTTGTGGTACCCCCGTTGGACCAATGCGTACGCCAAGTCTTCCCACACCAAGACAGGGGCGTCGGTATCAATCTCCCCTATGGCCTTGGTGAGTTCCCGAACCTCGGGCAGGTCATGCATCGCCTTGCGCACAAGCTTTGGGAGGTACTCGGCCAATTCCTGAGCCTCGCCTAGGGGCCACGCGTGAGCATCATCCCACGGGGTGTGAACCGAGGTTCGGACAGTAATCGCATGCCCGTGTTGAGAGACCCGCGCGTATTGTGATGCGTCCATAATTATGATGCCCTTACCTCTACCTTCGGGGCCATTGCGAGAGTAGAACTCTCGCACTCGACCACAACGTCAAACAGTTTCTTCAGCCCGAGGAACGCTTGGAACCAATCCTCTACGTGCTGGACCGGAACGAACTGCGTGTATCTCGGGCGGATGTGCAGGATTGCGTAGCGGTCGAAGTGCGGAATGGGGGTTTCCGTTCCGTCGTCCTGCAAGATCACGTCAGCGTGCGATAGGGCTGCCAACTGCATAGCGGTATCCGGGTAAACCCCGTTGCCGGTTTTGTGGTCAATCAGCACCAACGGCGCGTTAGCCCCCTGGCCTATCCACGCACCGAGGTCGGCAGTTCCGGCGTACCCGTGCGTATCAGACCAGACCGTAAATTCCGAGGCATAGAACTTCGGGTGGTACCGCTCTACCCACCCCCCGAACTGACGCCACATCTGTTTCGCCTGAAGCGGTGACTTGTGCTCATCGCCTCGCGCGTCTAGGTAGGTCTCGGGGTTGATGGTGCTTCCCCGAACGTAGCCGTCTATCCAGTCGTGAACGATATCCCCGATCTGGCTTGCCGACGGCTTATCAGGGTCAACCCGCCACGGGGAACCCTTGATCAATGCCCGACGCTCAACAGGATCTAGCCCAGACAGTTGCTGCCAACGGTCTATGGCGTAGTCGGCACACTCCCGAGCGGCCCAACCTGGCAGGGCATCGATAGCCTTCAGCTTCTTGATGTTTGTTATGGACGGGTAGAGTTGCTGCCGATTGGGGTTGCGGTAGTAGCGGCCGAACTCCGTTGACTCGCTAAACTTGGGCTGAGTCATGCTTCTCCTAGCATCTCAACCAACTTAGCCAGCTGGCCTTTCAGTTGCTCTACTCCCTTGCGCATGAACCATTCGTTAACGGCTGTGCTCAGGTCGGCCAACTCTGATATGCTGAGGTTGATTATCGTAGTCTGGGAATTACCGTCGTCTAGGACTCGGATAAAACGAACGTCTACGGTGTCCCGCCGCAACTTCCTGACACACGGGTTAGGTTCCTCAATGCGAATCTTCATGCGGTCTTCCGTTCCTGGCCTCGATGGCGCTATAAAGTCAATCATTGTCCTTGCCCTTTCATGCCGACGCCACGGGAACCAACTCGGGTAGTTCCTCATGTAGCGAGCGTGCCCATGCGTCGCCATCGGCCGTACGGTCGGGGCTGTGCCGAATCCACGGGCAACGATGGCGAGCAACCCCAAGCAACGCCGTAGCTATGCCCTTACGGCAGAAGTCGGGACGGTACTCCGGGCGTATGCGCACGGTGGCTATCAAACCTGTCCAAGTGTTCCAAGCCAATTCGGCTATGACGCTGCCGTCATCGGGGTTGACCATCACCAGGCCATGCCTGTCATTCGGGCTTGCCTGCCAGCGAAGTGGGTAGGCGACCCCGTCAAGCACAAGCGCCAGCATAACGACCTCAGCGTGCTCAGCCATTCAAGGGCATCGCTGAACTCATCGGCTATGTCAGCAAAGACGTTGGCACCCTCAACGTTAATCCGAGCCGGCAAACCATTTTGCTCTTCAAGGTCTGCGAGCACGCACGCAGTCATCATGTCATAAAGCATTTGCCCGCCAACGCCACCTAGAAGGATTAGATCTTCATCCGTCATCAGCATGTCACTCATCGGTGTTTCCGATCGTTGTGTCGTTCCCATGCCGCATAGGCGTACTGCCCCGATCACGGCTATCGCCAGGATAAGGAACAGCACCCAAAGCGCCGTGCTCATTCCGCTACCCCCCTGTATCCTGTGTCCCTGATCCTCAGGGACTCTTTTACGAAGAAGCCGTAGCGCACGCGCGCACTGTCGTCTTGCGGCCCGTTGGTGTTCTTGACGGGCGCGAAATAGAGGTGGCGGCCCTCGGAGGCAACGGTGATGACCATGCGGGATAGCTGCGTTACCTTCCCGCTTATCTCCCAATCGCTTGGGGGCCACCCGTCCCGCTTGTTGTCCGTCCGTATCTTGGCGTGGTGCAGAATGCAGACATGCGCCTTCGTCTTGCGCGCTATGCCGTCCATAGCCCGGATGAACAGCAGCATGCCGGCCCAATCATCGGGGCTGTCCGCGAAGTCAATCAAGTTGTCTATGAAGACCACGTCCGGGTAGGCACCATAGATCAGCTCGAATGCCTCTATGTAGTCCTTTACGCCTTCCGCGTCCATCTGATCGTAGACGAATTCTATGTCCCCGAGGCTCTTGAATGCCTGGTCATAGCAATGGGGGTCTTTCTCCATGTTGGCCTCGACGGTTGACTGAAGATGACCCGTGATCACCCCTGCCAGCCGGCGGCCCACGGTGAATTCGTCGCTATCGGCCGAGAAATACAACACGCTCAGCTTTTCGTGGCTTGCCCACCACGCGGCCATGTTCAGCCCGAGAATGCTCTTGAAACTCCCTGGCTTGCCAGCGATCATCGAGGTAGCCCCATGCCGGAACTGGACGCTCGACAGCGACCACGAGTCAAACCCGCATGGCGTCGGGAGCGGCTTGCCGAGGTTTCCCGTCCGTGAGGCTAGCTTCTTCAATGTGTACATGTCATGCGGCCAACCTCAGTTGTGCTCTATCGCGTAGGTGCGCCATGAGATGGCCACCAACATACCGCGTGTATGCGGGCGGTATGGCCTCATCGAGTTCATCACGGCTCATCCATTGAATGCCCATCAAATCACGCGCTAGCTGCGCATACCCTTTGCCACTCCAATAGGGCACGTTCCTCCTACCGTGGCCGGCAACAGTAGCAAACCGGTAAGTGTGGTCGCATGGCCCCGGATCAGGTAGGCAGAAGCTAGCCTCAAAGCCTCTGTGTCGCCGTAGCCCAACTCTGTCGCCCTTCCATGCCGAGGTCAGGTTAAACTGACTACCGCACAGAACCGTTGGGTTGTTTAGCGGTGCCTTGGGTACATTCTCGATGACGTAGGGCAAGCCGAGGGCTTGCAGCCTCTCGCAAGTCGGCTCGATCAGTGCCGGGTAGGTAGCGGCCAGCCCCGGACGGCAACGGCTCATCACGGACCATTGCTGGCATGGTGGGCTAGCGTGTATGGCCACCACCTTATCCAGTAGAGCACTCTCGCCATGCTCTTGCCTTTGCGCAAGGAAGTAGTCTAGGAACTCCAAGGCATCGGACTTGATAAAGGCAAAGGGGTACCGAGGCATAGGCTTGATGTCTACTCCCACAACATCAAACCCCGCGTGGTAGTAGCCCATTGAAGCCCCGCCGGCCCCGCAAAACAAGTCCAACAGCAGAGGCTTGCTCATAGATAATCCTCGGGGGTCTCTACATGCCCGCAATCGTCGCAAGCGTCATCGTCGGCCGCAACGTGGCCGCCGCACTTAATGCACTTGCGGCAGAGCGGCAGGCCCATTTGCGCGAACTCAGGGTCTTCGCATATATATAGCAACCCTTATGGAAAACCACTGGGGTTGTCGTGAAGTCGTCAGAGAGCATCCAATAGCACGGGTCATCAAGTCTCATAGGCACGCTCATTTCAGCGGCCCCGGACAATCGGACATGGGGTCTGGGTTCCATTGCTTGCAGATCATGCACCTTCGGTGTTCCTGGCAGCCCTGATTCATGCAACCACAGAAAATGTGGAAGGCGAAGATGTCATGTTTCATTTCGCACTCACTTGACCCCAATTCTCGCCCGGCTTGCTCAGCTCACAGAGCATCGGCACGCCACGCCATTCAAACGTCATCGCTTCCTGTATCGCGCGCCCAATCTCGTCAGCGTCCTTTGCTGGCACCGACCACACGCCTTCGTCATGCATGAACATGCGGTAGTAAGGCCTAAGGTCCGACGGCATGCGCAGCAATGCCTCTTTCATGATGTCGGCCGCGCAGCCTTGGCCCATCAGGGCCGGCGCCTGTGTATAAGCGCGCTGAGGGTCACAGCGCATCTTTCGGCCCCACCCGTTGTCTAGTAGCTGACCCGATGCGCCTATGTGCCGTGTGTCTTCCTGCCATTCCCGCACGCGCGGGAACCGCCTCGGCATCATCTCGAAGAAGAGCTTGACCAAGTCAGCGTCAAAGCCCTCCGAGATCATCTTGTTTTTGCCCAGCCCGTAGTTGTAGCCATGGCCGATTGGCTTGCACGCGTTGCGCATGCTCGGGTCACCCGTGACCGCAATTGCAATCTCCGTGTGCAGGTCTTTGCCTTGCTGGCACATCTCGATATAGGCAGGGTCCTGGCTGAGTGCAGCTATCGCCCGCATGTCGAGTTGGCTCATGTCGCAAGACAGGATCACATGCCCTTCCTCGGGCACGAAGATCTCTCGCTCACGCCATCGGCCGCCACGCTTGCCGAACACCGTTAGGCCAGGGTTGGTGACGCTCGATCGGCCCGAGGCCTGGCCCATGTTGATGAGAGGATGCACGCGGCCGTCATCGGTCAGGCACCCCTCAACGGTCTGGTAAACCGTACGCGTGGTAGTGACGATCGACATCAGTTCCATGATCCTGCGCAGGTCGGGGTGGTTGGCCTCATTCTCTGCAATTGACTTCAGCGACTCAGCGCTAGTGGCGAGCCTGCCCTTATCCGTGACGGGAGGGTTGTTGATGCCGTAGGCATCATAGACGTCTATGAGCCATTGCCGGCCTTCGAGGGATGACAGCGGGTTGGTGAAATCCTCCCAGTGCTCCTCTTTGGCGTCCCCTCTGCCCTTCCACACAAAGCGGCCGAGCGGCAAATCGTAGTCGTCTCGCAGGATCTCCAGGGCCTCATGCTTGTGAGCCTCACCATCGGCCAGCCGCTGGCCGAGTAGCGGAACGTCAACCAAAAAGCCGTTAAGGCTCATCCTGCCGAAGATGGTCTGAACCTTGTGCTCTCGCTGCGCGTACGGTGTCCAAGCCGAGTGCAGGGCCTTGAACACCTCTCTGCTAGCCCGAACGTCTCCCATGAGGTACGCGCGGTACTCAGGATCATCCACGGGAATTTTGTCGTACCCGCCGTGCTTGAGTGCGAGTTCCTTGATGCTGTCTGTCTTGCCCGCTACCCCGAGGCGTTCCGCCACGTGATCCAAGTCGTAGCGGTCTACGCTGCCGCCCGTATCGCGTGACTCGGGCGGGTAGTCGAGCCGGGCCAACAGCAGCGTGTCTATGCTCTTGGCCGCCAGTGATTCCCAGTCGGCCCCGTAGTAGTAGGCCAGCGCCAAGAGGTCAAACCCCATGATGTTATGGCCTGTGACGTATGCCGCGTCATCGAGGATCTTGACCAGTTCATAGGGGTTGGTGGTCAGCTCCACCTCGCCCATGGCGTCACTGCCGCAGAGCCTGACGAACTCGGGGCCATAGGTGAACAACTGGTCAGCGTCGGCCGCCTCTAGGTCAAACGTGACAACGCTCATGCCGCTTCACCTGACTCCGTGTATTTCTCCATGCGCTGAGCGATATGCGGCATATAGTTTTGCTCTTGCTCGATGAGCAGGCAATCGAATCCTTACCACCAAGGTATTGCACTCTGAGCCAGCTTTGGTTGCGGCAGCGGTGGCAAGCACAAGGTTGAAACATCCCTGATCGCGTCAGAATCCTGGCAAAGCTCCTCGTAAAGGCATGCCCCGACGCACTTGGGCTGCCCGTCAAGGGCATGCTTAAGCGCAAGGGTAACCCGATCGTGAATGTATTTCACCGTGCGGCCCGATGAGATGAAGTCATCAAGTATCAGGTACCGCCTCGACCTCTCCAAGCGGTATGGGTTGACGATCTGCCCGCCGCAATGGTGAATGTTCGTGTCATCCGCTTTGCGGATGATGACCAGCGGCTTGCAAAGCCTCAGCGCTACCGGCGAGCCGACCACAACGCCGCTCAGGCCACAGACTACGATCGTGTCAAATTCATGTGCGTGCTTTTTGAGTTTATCCACGGTGAGGTCTACCACTCGGGCGAGATCGTCGAACGTGCCATCGCCGTAAATCATCGCTGCGTGCCTTCCTCGTAAAACGCGAGTACCGTGGGTACAAGCTCTCTTGCTCTGTCGTATGCACTGCACCAGCAATCCGAGTCCCACTCGGCCATGAACGTGGTAACATCCCTGACTGTGTGAATGTGCCGCGAGTGCCATTTCTTGCACATGCCGTAGCGGGTGTGCTCGCCGTCTATGTCAAGGAACGTGCCCCGAGGCGTCCTGACGAAGGCGTGAACGTCATAGTCATACTTGCCCTTGTACACACCCCAGAACGCGCACACCGGCCACCCCGTGGCCTCATGAATCGCGAACGCAAGTTGGTGGCAGGCACCGCACGTGAACACGAAGTGGTCGTGCGGGGAAATTGCTAGAGCCATGCCCATAGCCGATAAAGGACGTAGAGAATTCGGTCGGCTGCCCGAGCCTTGACCGCTCGGCCGCGCATTTCTCGCTCCCACCGTGACCAGTTAATGCCATCATCAAGCCAACGCGACGCGCGTGCCTCGATCTTGCGATTCCTGCTCTCATCTAGCATGGGCTTATAACACCGGCCGGGACTGGCACACGTCGCGTACCTGGCGGCAGGTGGCGGGCATCGTCACCAGTGCGTGGCCGAGGCCGCTCTTCGTGTGAGGGTCTAGTTGGGCGTTGTACAGCTCTACGGCCACCATCTGGCGTATCCGCGCCACGGTGGCCCCGTGCCCTCGGGCCACCTGGCTTTCGCTGTAGCCGTCCAGGAACCGCTCGCAGAGCAGCGGGTACTTAGACCGCAGTTCCCTCTCTGCCGCCACCTCGTTGGGGTCGGCAGGCTCGTCCGTGTCATACGCGCTGCCGGACTCCAGGTTTACCGTCCGCACGCGGTACGTGTCGGAACCGTCGTCGTAATGGACAACAGCCATGGCTACACGCTTTCCAGGCTGACCACGAAGTCATCAAAGGACTCACTGTAGGCAACAGCCGCCTTGGCACAATCCAGCCCCTCAACCTCGACTTGAGCTGACCAGATGATGATGCCGCGTTCCTTGAGCGGCACCAGCGCTACCAGAAGGCCTGTCAGCGATTCGAGGCAATCGCGAGTGAGGAATATCGTGGCGGAACTCATGACCAGTGCTGGCCTGATACTCGGATGGTCCAGTGATGTTGCTCGGCCAGGTCGAAGACCTGCCGTAGCCGGACGGGACGCTCTAGCTTCGGGAAAGAGTTAAGCCATTCGCCGCTGATCGTGATGTACTTCACGGGGTTGTCTCCCTATCGAGCGCTTTCCAGCCTTTGTAGGCGTACAGTTTCGGATGCGTGCGGCGCGGGTCATCTCCACCGTGCCCGAACACGTACCCGAACACGTCATCCCATGCCGCTACCTCGGTGGCTATCCTTCGTTCACTGGCCTCTAGCCAGCAGGAAAGCGAGCAGCACGCTTCCACCCCGCTTCCCTTCACGAACGGCTGGCCGCACGTGCTCAGAACGGTGTCCCCTTTGTCATCGAGGGATTGCGCTAGTCCGGCGCAAAGGACCATCTCGGGTTGTCCGGTGTGGATCATGGCTAAGCCGCCTGACTGTAAGCCGTGTCGTCTCGGCACGGCACCCAATGGAACTCGTCTCGGGTCTGGACGAAGTACGGGTCATGCTGTGCCCTACGCCGCTCTTCAGCAAGCCGGCGCCTGATCGTCCGATCGGGCACGCCTGTCTCTGCGGACATCTCGGCCTCGGTCATCTCGTCTAGCGCCAGCATGGCCAGGTAGGGGTATTCCTTGCGGACGTACCGCTCCTGGTCTATCCGCGCTATCCAACCGTCCTCGGGGGAGCAGCTTGGTTCCCGCGATGGCGGCAGGTTTTCGAGGGAAACCCCAGTGACATCATGCTCTAGCTGGCGTCCGAACACCTGTTGCACGTCCAGCATCAATTGCTTGCCGAGGAACCCGCGTATCCTCCGCTCGTCCCCGCCGGCGAACTTCGTCCAGCGGTCGAGTTGGCCGCTAAGCCTTCCCTGCACCAACCCCGCGTATGACAAGACCAGCAGGGACGCCTCTTGCTTGGCGTCGTCGGTTTCCACCTTGGGGGAGAACCTGTCCACCGCAACCCTTGCCGCGTGGTCTATCTGCCGGCTGAATCGGTTGAGCACTCGCCGGGCCTTGCGTTCGTTCATCGTGGGGGCATCCTCGGGGTGCTCGGTCTGTGAAGCGCTGACATCTGTAAGACTCACAGGATTTTCCGGAGGTAGGCCAACTTCGGTCGAGGAATTTTCCATTGTGCCTGTTTTCCCTGCTCATGTCGCTGTGCCTTCCGTTGCCCTTGCGGTTGCCAGCATAAAGAGGAGGGGGGTACGCGACCGTTACGACCGGATAGGTAGGGTATATGTGACGTAAGTCACACGGCTATTTTGGCCTACTTGGCCGAATTCTTGTGAGTCTTATAAGTGTGAGCGGAATGCGAACACGCTAGAGCCACCGCCCGTTGCGGTGGCGTTGCGTGAGAGCGCTTATGGAGCGAACACCCCGTGGGGCAACGCCTTAGCGTTGCCCATAGAAGGGGTGGCTTCGCCACTTGAGTGCAGAGCGAGCTTCAGCGAGCGATGCGCATTCCGCCGGCTTACCAGCCGATTCCAGCCCCGGAGGGGCTTCGGGCTGACCTCGGGCCTAGACGGCGCTGCCGCCGTCGGCCCCTCCGCATAGACCTGCAAGGGCCGCTGACACAGCCCAGCGGCATACAAGTGAGGCTGTGAATCCCCTTAACCCGCAATGAGTCGTAACCGCTATTCAGCGGCGATAGCCTAACGATGGCACGACTAGATCATGGCTATGCATTGCGGGGTTTGACGGCAGTAGGCACGGTGCGAGCCTCATAAGCTCGCTTCCCCGTGGTTCGATTCCCGGTGTCGTCACATCGCCTACGGCAAGGATTGCCTAGGCTCTGGCTAGCCATCTACCGATGGCGCAGCCCATCCCGTTTCGTCCAAAGGCAGGACGCGAGACCTTGGTTCTCGCTATCGTGGTTCGAATCCATGAACGGGAGCAAAAGAAAAGTTCGGTGCCGTAAGCGCAGCACTACGGTTAAATGCTGGGTCAATGTCCGGGCAGCCGAGCACTTGTAAGCCTTAATAGCGGAACGCAATGTTAAGGCTTTCACGGGACGCGTGGCAGCCGCGATAACCCAGAGCGGTGATAGCCCGTATAAGGCCGCTCACAGCGCACCGTGGCACTCTGCCGAGTGCCGCTGACTACTCCTAGCGTGACAGCGGTGATACCCGCGCTAGCGCCCCTTTGCCGACATCGGGTTGTGAATTACCGTCGGCCCGTGCGTCGGGCACGAGAGCACGGGTATGTTGTTGCTGCTGGAGAAGTCGGGCACCTTTGGTTGCCCGCAACGCTCGCAGTGAACCACCACGGGGGCCTCATCTTCTGGGGTCTGCTCGGTCATGCCCGCATCTTACCTCGAAACGCAAGAGACACGACAGCGGTGCCAGTCGGCCCCTGAAGGCCCTGAACACCGCTGCCGTTGTGGTGGCTAGGTTCGGTTGCCGCCTAGATGCTGTCGCCCATGGCAAACAGGTAGTACTTGCTGTCGTTCGTCATGCCATGCGGCACGGTGACAATAGTGCCCTCGATGCCCGCTGTCGTGCCGATGTCGCTACCGACCACCACGGCGCGCGTGAGGGCATTGAAGTGGCCCGAGCCGCTCGGGCCGAAGTCGATTGTGTCACCCTCGCTGGCACCCTTCAGGGCATAGAGCGCCGTCTTAGCAGCGTCCCCGTCTTGCCACAGCAATGTTGAGGCCTGCCACGGATCAAGAACCGTCATTGGCCGTTCCTTTCCCTTTGTGTCCGATGGGCTTGTGTGGCAGCAAGCCTACGCCGCGCCATTTTGAATTTCAAGTGGAAATTTCCCGGCCCCCACAAGCCAGGGCAAACCAACACAAACCAGGACAGATGACCCATGGCACACACCGAAACTCCCGAGGAGTTCCGTGACCGTATGCGGTCGATCGGCTTCATGCCGGGCGGCCGTACCCGTGACAAGGTGCGGACTATCGCCCACCCCGAGACGGGTGAGCGCGCTAAGGAAACCACGGATGAATTTGGCACGGTGATCACCGAGACGCTAAATCGGCAGGACGTTAACATTCACCCGAAAACCTGCATTCAAGAGCTGTCAATAGGAATCTGACATGGCGTTCACCAAATCCGGCTGGTATACACAGTCACTGCTTTACATGATGTCCGGCACGGCCATGACAGGTTCGCCTGCGACGATCCTGCCGACTGGCCAGGACTCGACCAACTACCTGTCTCTGCACAGCATCACCGGCACCGACTACACCACCGAGCTTGCCACCGGAGGCGCCACGAGCACCATTGCTTGGGTGAACACCAACGAGGTGACCGGCACCGGTTGGGCGACCGGTGGTGTTCAGTTGTCTGTTGCAGCGGCAGGCGCGACGTCGGTAACGACCACCTTCGCGCAAGGCGGCAGCGGCCCGTACTACCTGCAATACAGCTGGACCAACCCGCTTTCGGTGGCGAGCACCACGCTAACCGGAATCTACGGCTGCATCGTCTACGCTCATGGCATCACGGCGCCGGTTAACAAGCCCATGCTGTTGCTGTTGTGCTTCGGCGCATCGTACGCGACGGTAGCCGGAACATTCGGGATAACCCCGTCCGGCTCTGGCCTTTCTCAATTGACGCTTACCGCGTGAGCGCAACCGTCACCGCAATCACCTGGACATAAAGCTATGCCATCAACTGTATGGTCAGGCCCCGTTCCGCCGATGGGTATTGTCTCTGCTACTCCGGCTGTAGCAGCGGCTATTACTGACATAACCTCACAGCAGACAGTCATCTGGCCTGGTATGTGGCAGTCCGGCACGAGAATCCGACTTTTTGCGTGCGGCAACATCATAACAACAGCGGCGACCGCCACGGTAGTGTGGGGGTTCTACATGAACGCCCAAGGCACATCTCTTACTACCACCCCGGCTGTTCTGGCGGCCTCTTCCGCAATCACAGTCCCTAATACCGTGTCTGTTGCATGGCCGTGGCAGATGCTCTACTGGGGTGTTGTCCGTACCATGTCAAATCCAACAGGCACCGCTGCCACAGTCATGGGCCAAGGCAGGCTAACGCTTCCGACGTCACTTACCGTGTTCGCGGCTGATGTGCCTATCCCAGTAACGGCAGCGCTAAGGACTGTGGTTCAGACAGCAACCGCTCTTAACACTAACACGCCGCAAACCATGAGCGTGGCAGTCACACCGAACGTGACAACTGCCCTGACCTCGATCACGTGTGACGAGTTCACATGTGAGCTAGTCGCGTAAGGAAGATTCAGAATGTCAGTAGGATTCCCGTCAACTAAAGCCGACTTCGACTCACGCGCCGGGGGACTCGCGGTTGCATTGCGGCAGAACCTAGCACAGTGGTCATCGTTCTGTGCGCTACTCCAGGCCACCCCGTGGTCTACCGATGCCAACATGACCGCTCTCGGGTACAGCGAAGCGGAGGTGACGCTATTGAAGGCTGCCGCCACTGACCTGGGCGGCACTGGCGTATCTCTGTTCCGTATCGCGAACGGACTGGCGAGCAACGGGGCAAATAACAACTACCTTTTCAACAGCGACCAGCTATGCGGCGTGGTAGGTGTAGGTTAGCCTTCCTCTTTCTTAGTAAATGAGGTGGTGGTGACGTTATGTCATTCAGCATGCATGTCACCGCCACATCAGGAGGCTCGACATCTGACGGCATACGCCTAGTTGTCAAGGTACTAACGGGTGCAGCGGCCGTTCAGAATGGTGCTACGGCCGCACAGTCGTGCGACTTCACAGTTGGGGCAGCGCACCAAGCAACGTTGACCACTACGGTCACCGGTTCTCTTGTGTATGGCGCAATAGATTCTCAGGGCTCGACTGCGCTAACCGCACTCGCAAATACCACAATCAATTCATATTTCGATTCTAATGTTACTGAGTGGTTCGCCGACTGCGTCACATCGGCACCGACTGGAACTCCAGGCATCGTTGCGGTAGGTGCGTCGGCTCCTGTAGGCGGTGGCGGCTGCGCACTCGCTGAAATCTTGCCGAATGGCACTCTAGCTGAAGATACTTCAGCTCCATCGGTGGCGGAAGACGACCTTAATACTACTGTTACAACTGCGGACTTCGCTCCGCCAGGCGGATCGCTGCTTGTAGCGCTTGTCTCTGCTTCCAGCTCTACCGGTGTTGAGACAATGACAGTCTCCGGTGGTGGGGTGACATGGACTCCGCTATCTGAGGCGAATGCAGCCAACAGCAGCTATGCAGGCGTGTGGATTGCGATTGCTCCCACCCCCGGCCCAAATGACCCAATCATAACCGCGACTCAGTCAGGCTCCAGCTCCAACCGTGGTATGGCGCTGATAGTCAAGGTGCTAACGGGAGCGATTGAAGGCGGCGGTGTTACCGGAGCTGGAAGCTCGGGCACTGGCGCTGTAGCGCAAGCTTCCATCAATCCAAGTTCAACCAATTCACTGCCTGTATTTGCAATCAGTTACGATGACGCGGCAACTGGTTTCGGGGCAGCAGCAACTAACAATGCCTATTTCGACAATGGCGGGGATGCTACTGACCTCTGGAGTTATGCGCACGGGTCTTACACGGGAGCGGTAACCTCCGGTACCCCGGTAACGGTTGGTGCTGGTGCAGCGATAGGCGATCACTCTAACTGGGCCGCGCTTGAGGTTAAACCGTCCGGTGGGAGCACGCCCGCAATAGATGCATCATCACCGCCTTTGGTTGAGTCAGACACGCTGCTGACAGTGTCAACGACAAACTTCACACCACCAGTGGGGTCCGTCCTCGTTGCGCTAGTCGTCGCCGGTGGTACAGGTTCAGGCACCGGTATTACAATGACGGTTTCTGGCGGTGGCCTGGCGTGGACTCAGCGTGTGGTGTCTAGCGCCTCAGATGGCTTCCAGCCATGCTTCATATGGACCGCTACGGTTACCGCTCTGGGTGGCGCAGCGCCAGGATTGCAGCCACCGGAGCCACCCCGTTACCTGCCCGGTAAGCGCCCTGGATTGCCGTTTGTTGCGGAGCCTTTCACTCCTTGGCCGCCTTGGTCAAGCGGCTTCCAGACGGTCGCCGGCTCCGTCGTTACGCCTTCTTTGCTCAACGGTGCCGTGACATTCCCGGCAGCGGCTATCCGCGCTGACGAGACTGCCACCACAGCGGTTCTCGCCGGCACCACCGCATTCCCGGCTGTGGCGATCACCACGGGTGAACAATTCACGTCGTCGGTTCTCACGACCACGGCGTCATTCCCGGCGCTGGCCATATCGGCAAGCGAAATAGCCGCCCCTGTTGTCCTCAGCGGCACAGTAGCTTTTGGCGCCTCGGTGGTCAATGCAGGTGAGACTGTAGCGCCATCGTCGCTAAGTGGCGCCGTGACGTTCCCGGCTCCTGTAATTAACCAGAGCCAGACGGAGACAACGGCGGTTCTAGCAGGATCAGCTGCGTTCCCGGCTCTTGCGTTCCGGGCTGATTGCAACACGGTTTCCGGGGCGTTGCTCGTCACGGCCATTTTCCCTGCATCAGCTATTTCAGCCAGTGAGGTAGTCACTACAGCGGTTCTAGCCGGAACCACCGCTTTTTCAGCACCTACGATATCAACAGGCGAGGTTGTCCCGCTTGCTGTCCTCAGCGGAACGGTTAGTTTCCCGACACCGACGATATCCGCCGGCGGGAACGCTAACGTAACCACGACAGCGCTGAACACCTCGGTTGCGTTTGGCCCGCTGACGATTAACGCCAGCGAGACGGTAGCGCTATCAACGCTAAGTCTGTCGGCATCGTTCGTGATGCCCGCCATTAGCACGGGTTCTGTCGTTACGCCTACGGCGCTAACCGCCTCGGTGGCATTCGCAAGCTCGACAGTGGTTGCCAGCGAGAGCGTCATACCCACTACGCTGAGTGTTTCAGCATCGTTCCCGAGCCTGACAGTTCAAACCGGGACCACCGTAACGCCTACGGCTGTTTTCACGGCAACAGGTTTTGCGGTTATTGTCAACGAGGGTTCAAGCGCTACGCCCACCACGTTGGCGGCAACAGCAGCATTCAGCCCAGCGTTGATCAGAATAGATGAGACTGTTGCACTCGGCACGCTTAGCACCCTTGCATCGTTCCCAGCACCCACTGTTTCAGCGGGTGGCAACGCGACTGTGACGCCTACGGCTCTCAGCGTGTCGGCATCGTTCACGTTGCTGGTAACCAGCGCTGGCGAAACGGCTACAGCACCCTTGCTGAGCGCCACGACAGCGTTTGGGGCTGTGTCGCTCACTACCGGGGTGGTTGTATCACCCTCGGTTCTCAGCGGCTCAGCGACGTTCGTAGCGCCGTTGGTCATCATCGGCGCGCAGGTAATCCTCTATGGGCCTGCCCTAGGCGGCAGAGCCTCCACGGTTCTTTTCGGTGGCTCGGCTCAGGCTGCTGTGCCGTACGGCGGTACGGCTACAAACCAACTTGGCACAGCAACGGCTGTTTACGGCGGATGGAATGACAAAAACATGGCTACCGCTCAGAATCTCGTAGCGCTGCAAGGCAATGACACGACATTCATTCTCAACCTCACGCAGTACAACCAGCCGCTTAATTTGGCGAGTTTGACAGTAAAGCTATACGTCAAGGCCAACGAGCAAGCCTTGGATTCGTCAGCAACCGTATACACCGTTGGCAGCGGTTTGACCGTTATACAAGCGCTAGCCGGCGAGGTCTCGTGGAAGCTACCACACGCGGCAGCGACCTCGGCCACAACCCAATGGTGGCGAGCCGACGTCATAGACGCTTCCCTTAACGTGAGCACATGCCTTTACGGCAACCTATACATCGTGGCGGTATGACCAATGAAGCAAGCCCAAAAGCAAGCGGCTCAGCGCGAAAACACCGAAGAGCAACCCGAGGCCGAGGCCAAAGACCTGCGCAACGAGGAACTTGGCCAGGACGTTCTAGACCTGCTAGACGAGATTGACCGAGTGCTAGAGCCTGAGGCCGAAGCGTTCGTCAAAGGGTATATCCAGCGTGGTGGCGAGTAAGAGATGCCGACAATTGTTATTGGCGGCACGACCTTCAACACGGTTACCGTGTCGGGCACGTTTTTTGACACCAACTCGGGCGGTTACGCGACTGGTGCCCTTCAATTCCAGATGACTGACTTGCTTTGGGCAGTTCCCTTGCGAGCTTGCGGAGCAACCGCGCCGTTGGGTGCCACGCTTAACGGCGTAGGCGCGTTTACCATAAACCTGCTGAGCCACGACAACCTGAACATCAACACCGATTGGTTTTGGCAGGTTTCGGGAACCATAGCGGGCTTGGCAATACCAGCCCGCAAGTTCAAACTCTATTTTTCCTTGGGCGCCACACAAGACATCTCGGCCATCTTGGCGGGAAGCGCGGTTATAACGTGAACCACATTTCTGGTTGGGGCTGGTATTGGCTCATCTGGTTTGTTGGCGGATTCGGCATAGCTGAGGCCTTCGGCCTTCTTTTCAATGCCAGGGACACGCTCTCTTGGCAGTTTTGGGGCCTAGAGCGAATTAACTTTGGCCATCCCTTTGATTTTGCCGATTGGACCTGGCTTCATTACCTGCTAGCCTCGATTCTGCTAGTCGGCCTGGTTTGGCTTGGCGGGCACATCATCTTGGGAATCTGGCGCTGAGCCTTCTCGAAGTGTCTCAGCCTTCTTTTGCAAGCGATGGATTTCCCTCTCGACCGCTTGCAATTGCTTAGCAGCGGCCTCCCGTGAGGTCGGCTTTGGTGGGGTAGGCTTGGGTTCAGGTTTTGGCCATGAGTCCGCTAGTTTCCCGATTTCCCCATATTCCGTAATGCGTCGCATAAACACACACCGCGCGCACCTCGCAGCCTTTGCAGGGTCGCATACCAGAAAACCTTCAAACTCAATTTGCTCTTCGTGAAATCGCCGCATGCGTTCGCTTAGATCATCTCGGCTCAACACTTCCTCCCGAAGGGCCTTTACTACATCGTAATTTGTTACGTGTGGTATTCCTGGAGACCACTCAGGATCTGAGTTAGCGTGCCCACAATGCCCGCATGACAGACGGACCAACCATGGTGTGAAGGGTTTGCCAGAACTGGAATGACACACTTTCTCACGGAGCAACCATTCTGTAATTCCGCGCATGGGCACGTCCTCTCCGTGGGCGTGCCAGAGATGACCTTTGGGGTAGCAGTATTCACCAGGACAAAGCTTTTCACGGCTAAGTGCGCATTGTATGCCAAACGGCGTAAGAAGCCAGGTCCGCTTATAAATTGGTTCCTCGTCACCTCCAAGGGAATGCTCAAGCGTTTGCTCTGTCGGCGGTATCGCGTTTCCACGGGTCAGCACCTCTGTGACACACCCACAATCAATGCGTACCAACCACCGATAGAGTTCGCTAGGATTGTAGAACGCGCCGTAGGAATCGGTGTCGTGCCCATGGCGCTCTAGGTATTGCTTGAGAGTCGTCTCACGTGGTCTAGGCTGAATCGTCGCTAGGGAAGCATTGCTCATCATCGCTGGTCTCCTTTTGCTTGTCTTCGTCTGTGAGTGGAAAGTGTTTGACAATGGTATCACAGGTAAATCATGACTTACAACGTAGTCAGCGTGACGATAACCGCTACTGCATCACCTGTAGACGTGGTTCCGCCCGAAGGCATGTACGTCTTTTCGCCGAATGGCGTCATGTGGCCAGGAACGCCAGGAACGCTGCCGATCGTGCCGAATGTTCAGCACGGGACATTGGTTAACGGCACAGCGACAGTTCAGCTAGTCGCCTCGGACAACTTTTCCGCTGGAGTCCTGAATTGGGACATCATCATCAATATCCGAGGCATGCCAACGGTAAATGCATCGGCGATGGTCGTAAACTTTGCCACGGGTTCTACCCAAAGCGTTTGGGATATTCTTAACACCAATGGCTACAGCTTCGTGTACCAGCCGTGATCATTCACGAGCATAATGGCGATCTGTGCTTTCTGCGGTGCGATATATGCGGTTTTAGCAACGGTGAGCTTTGGAACTGCATTAGCAGCAACCCGCTAGAACACATCTGCCATGACAATGACGGAAACATGGTCCTCAGATCTAGAGACAAGGTTATTGCCGTATTGGGGTTAAGGAAAATACAATGACGCTACCTAAGCCATGCATAAAGTGTGGTAAACCCGGTAAGCCATTGTGTGATCATTGCCGTGCTCGCCTACACAGACCTGTTAATCCTCGGTACCGTGAGCCTGAATACATACGGAATAGACGGCTGATGATCGACAGAGCATGGATCAATCTTGAGCCGTGCGTCATATGTGGTAGGCCGTTCGCGTCCAAGTCGGATATCACGGCTGAGCACATTGTCTCTCTGCGACGTGGTGGGGACAACTCGCTAGATAATCTCGGGCCTGCCCATGGCAGGTGCAACTTTGGAAAGCACGCCCCCTGAAAGTTTGTGCCAGTAAAGCTATGCCGAAACAATTGCAAGGCATGCAATGCTAGAAAGCCTTTAATGCAGAGAAGGCATAAGGTTATGCCTATCAGCTATGGGCAGGAATGGTAAGCGATAACCCCCGAAGCTTTCTTAATGGAAAGGGTAGGGGGGCCAATAAGTTCACACATTCGGCGCCTATTGA